TTTTCTATAAAATTGTAAGATTGCTAATACTAATGTTGCTACTCCTGTTAAGATTGTGAATATTGTATTTATCCACAAAACTACGTTAGTTTCCTTTTGTTCTTCGAATTGGAACTTTTCGTAGTTAGGTTCCCTTTTAATAATCTTTCCCTTTGACATGATTCTAATTCCTTATAATTTTTAATGTTTATTGGGTAATCAGTTGACTTGTGTTTTGTTTGTAAATGGTAATCTAGAGCATAATCATAATACTCAAACATTAAATCCTTAGAATAGTGATATTTAATAAAATTTACAATATCATCAATACTAAAAAAATAATCATTAACAGCTAAAACACCTCCTACATCTTCTGCTATCCAATAGTATTCGACTTCCTCTATTTTACCAAAGTACCTCTTAATAAAATACCATGATAGTGTGTCTGAAGCGTCTTCCCAAGTTTTTAAAAATCCATTCATATTATTTCCCTTGATAGATTATTTCATCAACAAATTCTACTTCATCATCCCATGCTCCAAGTACAAACATAAAATCTCCTAGTGGTGAATTTGCTACTAAAATCGGATCTCTGTCTTTTTTTGTTCTCTCTTTTTTCTCTTCTGGTTTTGATTCCTCAACCTTAATGATTAATTCAAAAATTGGTTTATCTCCTGTGATTGCTTCGTATGCTTTCGAATACCTACTCATTTCTTTTACTCCATCATTTGGAACTAATGTGTAATATTGTTTAAGTGGAACTGTTTGAAGTTTATATCTTTTACAAAGATCATCTATTGCTTCCCTGTTTGTCATAGCCCAATCAAGAGGATTTTTCTTCATTGTTTTTAGATATGTTCTTCTATTTTTTAAAAAGAATAATGCCTTATGTTCATCAGTAAGATGTTCATCCTTTAAATGTTCTTTAAGAATTTTTATTCTATTTTCTACAGCTGTTATTTTTTCATCAAGTTTAGAAAAATCTGGTTCTAGTCCTTCTTTTTTAATTTCGTTAAATACTTCAATTGGTTGGACTTCTTTTCTCTCATCAATCTTTTTTACTTCTTTTTGACTAGTTCCTCCAGTAGTATCATAACTCCATTGCAATGGTGCGCTTCCAACTGTTTGGTTTCCTGACTCAGTAAAATCACCAACAGTTATAAAATTTAATTCAGACCTAGGGTGAGGTTCTCTACTAATAAATTCTCCATTCCCAGTTTGTGTTGCTAGATGTCTAGTTGTAAACATAAACCCCTTTTTATCTTCCTTACTAAATAATCTTTTAAAATAATTTTTCATATTATATTTTCTTTTAACTATTAATAACCTAAGTATATACCTATCGATTCAACTTGTCAAGTAATAAGTTACTCTAAGCCCATAGATATAATTTTTGCTGCTAATGATGCACGTTTTCTCCAGTCTGGTTCATTTTTAATTTCTTCATGTATTGTGTTAAAAGTTGCGTCTCCAACCTTGTCACCATCCTTAAGGGGATGTTCTTCTTGGTCTTTCATTACTGAAATTAATTCATCTATTTTCCCTTCTGGAATTCTTCCTTCGGGATCTATTTCTTCGAACAATTCTCTAATTTTTGATTCGTTCATATATTTTAAAAAGGTAGTGTGGTTTCAGTTATGTCTTCTTCTCTATCACTATCTTCTTTATAAGGTTTTCTAATTTCGACCCCTTTATCAGGAAATGCTTTATTTAGTGTAATTATTGCTGGATTGTTTTCAGCAGGTGCGTCATCAACAAAAGTTCCCTTAATAAAGAAAACATCTTGCATTGATTCATTGTATCCTCTAGCTTTTTGAAGATAAACACTAGAACGTAAATTCTCAGGATATAAAGCTTCCGTGTCACTACTTCTACTTATTTTAACAATGTAATCCGCACTATCTGCAATTTTTCCACTACCAGACAACTCATCCATTCCTCCACCCTTTTGTCCTGCTGGTGATTTTCTGTAATGGTGAATAAGAACGATTGGAACCTGTTGATCAGAAGTAAAATTCATAATACTTTTAACAATTCTTTTTTGCTTATCCCAATCATCTTTTTCTCCTTCATTTTTATCAATCAAATCAAGGTTATCAATAAAAACTAAATCTAAATCTTTATGTTCAGCAATTAATAGTTTTATCCCATCCCAAGAAATATCACTACCTCGTTGTATACCAGAGAACAACAATGTTTCAATATTGTCAATCTCTTTTACTTTCTCTTCATAGTAAACCTTTTTTGAGTTTGGAATTTTATAATCACGTTCTTCTGGAATCGTAATACCTGCACGTCTTCGAGCGAAGTCTTCTTTGATGTGGTCCTTCTCCATTTCAAGTGATATGAATAATACCCTATGACCAAGTCTCGCGTTTTTACAAGCCATGTCAAAAGCGAATGTTGTTTTACCACTACCACGCTTCGCGGCTAACACTATAAAACTTTTTCTTTTTATAATCGCGAAATTATCATCTAGATTTTGTGTTCCCCATGTATATCTAAGTTTATAATCCTTGGTTGGAATTGTTGGTTTAAATACAACTTGTTTAGCTGTTTCCTGTTGCCAGTTTATGTTGTATTCTTTTAAGATCCACTTTCTAGCTTCTTTGTTATTTATTCCAAGAATATCTGCAACTACAGTTATTCGATTCCCTTTTATTGGTTCATGGGAAGAGGAAGAAATATAATCCCTACTATCTTTTTTACCTTGGAATGTACCAGTTAATCTACCATCAAGAATCAATCGTCCTTGTCTATCAAATTCTGCTGTTCTACCAGTTTGCTGATATGCATTAACTACAATTTCCTTTATATCTATTTTATTCATTGCTATATCAATAGGACTTAAGTGTGCCTCAACCGTAGGTGCAACATAAACTGGTGTATCATCAACATATGGAAAATTTTCTATAAGTTCCGCTATAGTATATTTTTTATCAGATGTATAAATAACCTTGCACATATATGGCTCTTCCTTCATATGCAAAAACCCAGGATTTCTTAAAATTCTAGCCATATCGTAAATCTTATCAGCCTTACACCCATAATCCTTGCTCCACTCAATAACCCCCTTAATTGCATTCACATATTCTGCTTTTCTACTTGGATCTCCATCTTTTAACTTCCAAAGAGGTTGAATGCCATTTGAGGTTCCAATTATTAATGAAGGAGGACATTTTTTAATTAAAGCATCTATAACTATTTGTTTCTTTCTATCTTTCTCTTCTCGTGTTTGATTATCACCTGATTTTGCGATGTCTAAATCACCATACACGTAACGTAGTTTTTGGCAGTATTGATCTTGTCTTGGATTCTCACCAAAGTCATTAACTGCGAAGTATACACCCCACCCTTCTTTGTTCATTCCCTGGAAAAGTTCTTCGTTGTATTCGTAGTATGTTTTTGCTCCGTCATGTTTCTTTTTATCATCAATTAACACATATATTTGTTTTTTCATATTATAAATTAAATAGGTGTTTAAATCTTAATAAATTTTGATTTCCGTACTTTTTAGAGAAACGGAATTGTGCTGTCGTATCATTGTCGGAAGGAAATTGTTTAAGTAAGGCTCTCGCTTCTACTTCCATTGGGTCCATATTACTAACCTCAACTTCATCTTCCCATCTTTTTTGATTTAACCAAGTAGATGGAAATGGAATAAATTCCTTATCTTGCCATTGTTTAGATCTTTTGTTTAACTCTAAGGCTTCCATGATTTTAGGATATAGCTTTGTGCTTAAATTCATAAAGCGTCTTTTGGCAGTTATCCTGTCTTTCTTCCTAGGATAAGCTGCGTAGAAAATTTCAAAGCTTTCTTCTTTGTGTTTCTTATTAGCTATTTCAGTAGGGGTCTTGAGTGGGGGCACGTCTATATCTATATTAGAATCTATATCTATATCTATATCTATATTACTCGGGTCCTCTGACAGTGTGTCGGGTCCTGTCACAGTGTGTCTCAAACCATTGATTTTATTGAGTATTTTGGCGGGTACATCATTTAATGCTACTTCCATGCCTTTTTTAACACTTGGGTTGCTATATGCTTGATATTTCTTAAAATTTTTAACAAATACCCACCCATCAACATAGAAAACCTTTCCATTTAGGCGTACTAACATCTTCTTTAACATATCAACTTCTATGCCAGTTTCAAATGAAACAGTTCTTAGTGGAACTTCATAAATTCCAATAATATTTGTGTGATCATTTGTTATAAAATACAAGAATAAATATCTATCTAGTGGGTTTAGGTCAGATATAAAATTATCTGTCCAAAACCTTGTATTGACTGTTCTATATTTTGCCATATCATTATAATTTTGTTTTAGTCCTTCTATATTAGCGCTTATAACAACCAATATAGACAGGCTAAAACATATAAGCTAATTTCATAATTTCTCCTCTTCGACAGGGGATTAATTTCATCCTATCAAAATTAAAAAAGAATGTCAAGCGAAAACATGACATTCTTTTTTAAGATACAAATACATTATAAATTATATGTTTTTGTGTGGGTTGTTGTACATATTAACAATTTCAGATTTCAAACTTTTTAGATTCGTTACAAATTGTTTTGGTTCAATTGATAGTAATCCTTGTGTATAACGACTTTTTGCGTCCTGAATTTCAGGGGTATCTTCAAATTTAAAATATCCAATTGGACTATTTTTATTTCCTTCCATTAAGTAATCAATTCCAGTAAGATAAAACTTAAGGGTTACTAATGTTGCGGCTAAATAAAGATCTCTTGTACTAAATATATTTTCCATATAAAATTTCATTTAAGTTATTAATATAGACATTATAACACAGTACCCTTAAAATAAGCAAATAACTTGATAAGTATATAAAAAGGTGTATAATATAAAATATTACAAGATTAATAATTTAAAATAATTTATGAAAGGAGTTTTACTTTGTGGGGGGAAAGGAACACGTTTATTACCAGCTACAAAATATATGAATAAACATATGGTACCTCTTTTGAATACACCTATGATTACGTATCCATTAAATACCCTAAAGAGTTTTGGTATTGTGGATATCATGATTATAACTGGTGGAGAACATATAGGGCAAATTGCTGAATTTTTAGAAGATGGTTCGAATTTTGGTGTAAATATAACATACAAGGTTCAAAAAAATGCAGGTGGAATAGCTCAAGCTTTAGGATTGGCTGAATGTTTTGTTGGTGATGATAATGTTATGGTTATTCTTGGAGATAATATTTATGATAATATAAATAATATATTTTTAAATAAAATTACACCAGTCGGGTATTCAAGTATTTTAGTAAAACAAATGGAGGGAGCTTCAAGGTTTGGAGTTTTAATTGGAGATAAAATCGTTGAAAAACCTAAGGATATAGAAAAGGGAGATGTTGTTACTGGTCTATATGTTTATCCAAACGATGTGTTTGATTTAATAAAAACATTAAAACCATCAACTAGGGGGGAAATAGAAATTACTTCTGTTAATAATTTTTATTTAAAATCTAAAAAATGTGAAATATATCATATGAAAAAAGATAATTTCTGGTCAGATTGTGGTATTCCTAAAAGTTTGTTTGAGACAATTAAATGGATTTACGAAAAAAGATAGTTAATTTTGGTGTGGTTGCGTTACATTTCAAACTATGATATAATGTAACCCATGAATACAAAAAGAAAATATAAAATAAACGATGAGTTTTTTAATAGTTTTTCAAAAGAAAATGCCTATATTTTAGGATATATTTTAACTGATGGTAATATTTCTAAAAGGAATGGAGAAGTGAAAATAGGAAGTGTAGATAAGGAAATATTAGAAAAAATTGCCCAAAAACTTGAAAATACATATCCTATTAAAGGGTATTTACCTAAAAATAGAACTAAAATACAATATACATTGTATCTTTCTAGTAGGAAAATTTATAATAAGTTAATTCAATTAGGGTTGAAACCCAATAAAAGTAAAATAGTAAGAATGCTAAAAATCCCTAAAAAATATTTTTTTCATTTTTTAAGAGGAGTTATTGATGGGGATGGTTCTGTTTATACACAGCAAGATAAATATAAAAATAAAACATATACATTTTTAAGAGTTTCAATTGTTAGTGCTTCTATTCCTTTTTTAAAAAGTTTACAAAAAGAAATTAATGAACTAAGTGGATTAAGATTAAAAAATTTAACAAAAAACAGAACAGCTTTTTTGGTTAAGTATTCCACAAAAGAATCATTGAAACTTTTAAAATTAGTATATAAAGATTCAATAAATCTTAGATTGGAAAGAAAATATAATAAATATATGGAATATCTAGGGTTATCACTTGACAAGTAAATCGAATAGGTATACACTTAAGTTATTATTAAATAATATATTAAATATATGTGATATAAAAACACTAGGAGTTTATTATTAAATTAAAAATTAAAAATTATAATATGAAAATATTCAATTATTACGACGAGGAAAAAGGTGATTTTAAATTAGGTAAGATTATAGGACACATTATTTTGGCAATATTAATCTTATGTGTATTATTTGGTTCAATGGGTAACATAAGCGCAGGTGAAATGGGTGTTAAAACTCGTTTCGGTGCTGTAGTAGGAACTGTTCAACAAGGTCTTTATTTTAAGATGCCTATCGTTGAACAAGTCCATAAAATGTCAATTAAGACATTAACAATTAATTATGATAAAGCAGGAGATAGCGGAGAAAACAAAGTAGCTACCGATAATTTATTCGGAGCTTCCAAGGACCTTCAGGATGTATCAATTGGCGTAGTTGTAAACTATCATGTAGATGCAACAAAGGTTCAGGAAATTTATTCTCAATATAGTTCAGTAGAAAACTATCAATCAAATGTTGTAGAACCAATGATTCGTGAAATAGTCAAATCAACTTCAGCTCAATATACAGCAGAAGAATTGGTAACTAAACGTGCAGAATTTTCTGATAAGGTAAATGTAGCATTAGCAACTCAATTTACAGCGAAGAGTGCAGTTTTAGAAAGATTTTCAGTTACAAACTTTCAATTTTCTACAACATACTCTAAGGCAATTGAGCTTAAGGTTACTGCAGAACAAAACGCATTAACTGAAAAAAATAATCTTGCTATTGAAGAATATAAAGCTCAACAGAGGGTTGCTCAAGCAAAAGGTGAAGCAGAAGCCATTAAGATTCAAGCACAGGCTGTTAATAGTCAAGGTGGTGCTGATTATGTAGCGTTACAAGCAATCAAACAATGGGATGGACATTATCCTACAACTGTTATGGGTGGGAGTACTGTTCCTCTTATTCAATTAAAATAATATGAAAAATAAAGGATTTACTTTAATTGAATTACTTGTTGTTATTGCTATTATTGGAATATTATCTACTGTAGTTTTGGCTAGTTTGAAAACTGCTAGATGTAAAGCAGATCCAACACATGATGGATGTAAGATGTCAGATAAAATAAAACAAATAACAAAAGAGGAATCACCTATATCTGATAAATTTGATAGGTCTAAATCGGAAACTACTGATAAAACTCAACAAACAGAAGAAAATAAGATAATACTTAATAAAGATTGTGAATCAATTACAGATTCAAGTGCTAAGATAGAGTGTTTAAAGGCAGTAAAACAAGCTGAAAATTTACAGGATTGTATTAATAGATATTCAAATTAAAAATGTCAAGTAATAAAAAACATAGATGTATTTGTAGGAAGTGTCATGAGCCATTTAGGTCAAAAGAAAAGTTTAAAATAATTTGCCCAGATTGCTCTCAAAAAAATTATGAAAAATCACAAAATATTCAAAAAGAAAGCAGTAGCAATGCAATCTAAGGAAGAAAAATTAATGAAAGGAACATTAGGTTCACCTTTTAATTCTAAGGCTTGGAATAATAAAAAAGAAGGAATTAAAAAAAGAGTAATAAAAAAAATAGCGCGTTTCAAAATTCGTAAAATGGAAAGAGAGGAGGCATTAAAAGCGGGTAAACCAGTAGTATATAGTATTAAATAAAATGAATATAGAACATAAAATAGAATGGACAAAAAAACAAATGCCCGTAATGGCAAAAATAACAGAACAGTTTGAGAAAACTAAACCATTTTCTGGATTAAAAGTTGGTGTATGTCTACATCTAACAAAAGAAACAGCTATTTTATTATTAGCACTTCAAGCAGGTGGTGCTAATGTTGTAGCATGTGCTTCTAACCCTCTTTCTACGCAAGATGATGTTGTTGATTATTTAAAAACTTATGGAAAAATGTTTATTCGTGGTAAAAAGGGCATGGGCCAAGAAGAATATGATATGGGTTTAAAATTTGTAGCAGATGTTAATCCAGATTATATAATAGATGATGGAGCAGATCTAACTACTTTAATTCATAAAACAAGTAATATTTTTCCTAAAGGAGGACTTGAAGAAACAACAACTGGAGTTACCCGTATAAAACATATGGATTTGAAATATCCCATTATTGCAGTTAATGATGCAGATACAAAACATTTATTTGATAATGTGTATGGTACTGGACAAAGTACACTTGATGGAATAATAAGATCTACTAATGTTCTCCTGGCTGGTAAAACATTTGTGGTTGCTGGTTATGGTTTTTGTGGAAAAGGTTTAGCACAAAGAGCACGCGGGATGGGATGTAACGTTATTATTACCGAAATAGACCCTATTAGAGCGTTACAGGCTCATATGGATGGTTTTAAAGTAATGGAAATGAAGATGGCTGCTTTTAAGGCTGATATAATTGTAACAGTTACAGGGAGTGTAAATGTGTTAAATAAGGAAATCAATAATCTAAAAGATGGAGCTATTATTGCAAATTCTGGACATTTTGACATAGAAATAAATAGAAAATTTCTTGAAATTAATGCAAAAAAAATCACCAAAATTAGTGACGATATAACTGAATATACATTAATTGATGATCCATCTGATCCAGATTTTCCAACTAGAATTAATTTATTATCAGAAGGTAGACTTGTTAACTTATCAGCAGCAGAAGGACACCCATCAGAAGTAATGGATATGTCTTTTGCTAACCAAGCATTAAGTTTGGAATATTTAGTTAAGCATCCATTAATAGTAAAAGATAATAGGGTTTATAATGTACCTACTGAAATAGACAAAAATGTAGCATTATTAAAATTAGAAGCTCTCAAAATTTCTATAGATAAAGAAACCGAAGAGCAAGTTAAATATAGAATATCATAATGAAAATCTTATTTACAGGAGCACAAGGTGTTGGAAAAACAACTTTAGTGAAAGAGGTTTCAAGTAGTATATGGATAAAAATATTACCAGAAGTAGCTAGACAAATGATAGAAGAAGGATACAGCTTAGACAGTGGAGCAACAGAAGAATTTGAAAGAATAATGTTGCAACGTCAAATATTATTAGAGTTAGAGGAAAGTTTTATTGCAGATAGAGGTATTATTGATATTCTTGCTTATTGTATGGTTTTATTTGAAGGCAACGAAAAACTTTTAAATTATATCAATTACTGGTTAGCTAAAGCTCATTATGATATTGTATTTTATATACCTATTGAATTTCCCATAGAGAATGATGGACTTAGATCTACTGATATAGAATTCCAAAAGAATATAGATAAGGCTATTCAACATATTTTAAATTCTGGTATATTTAACTATCATACTATAACTGGTTCAAAAGAAAAGAGATTAAAAAAGGTCTTAAAAATTTTATCAACAATTAAAAAATAATAAGGAGTGGTGCAGCAAAATGGGGGGATACAGTAGCAATCCGTAGTATCCTAAGTATTACATAGGTAATGTTAAACTAAAATGACCTTGTAGTTTGAGCAAGGAAAATCAAACAACAAAAGTACTATCCTACATCCCCCAGTTTTACTGCATCATTCTTAAATAATATATATGAAAACAGCAGAGGCGGTAACGCCAAGACACCCAGATAAATTATGTGACAGGATAAGCGACGCGATTCTTGACGCGTGTTTAAAACAAGATCCTATGAGTAGAGTTGCAGTAGAAACCATGGGAGGGCATGGAATAATAACGATTACAGGAGAATTAACAACTAAGGCGTATATTAATATCCGAGAAATTGCGCAAGGTATAGCGGGCAATCAATATGGTGTTCAAGTTAATATAGTACAACAAAGTTCAGAAATTGCTCGTGGTGTTGATGCAGAAGGTGCAGGTGACCAAGGTATTATGGTTGGTTATGCTTGTAATGATAATAAAGAAATGATACCTCAAGAATTATTTTTAGCAAGATCATTGTGTAAGTTTTTATTTGCAATGTATCCTTATGATGGAAAAACGCAAATAACACTAAATGATGAAAATCAAATCGAGACAATTATTGCTAGTTTTCAAAATACTACAAGTAAAGAATTAAAAGAAGCTATTTTTACATGGTACGCATTTTTAGGTCTTGAAGAAGAAGATATAATTAAGTTTTCAGTTCTCGCAAATCCAGCAGGAGATTGGGTACAAGGAGGATTTGAAGCAGATACAGGTTTAACTGGTAGAAAACTTATAGTAGATAATTATGGACCACAAGTTGCTATTGGTGGTGGATGTTTCTCAGGTAAGGATGCAACTAAGGTTGATCGTTCTGGTGCATATATGGCTCGCAAGATAGCTGTAGATTATATAAAAAAAAATCCTACAGAAAAAGACGTAACAGTAAAAATTGCATATGCTATTGGAGTTATACAACCAGTCATGGCAACAGTCCAGATAAGTGGTGAGTCTAGTGATATGTCTGGTCATGATAGAATAATTAATATTGACTTATTAAAAGAAAATAATTATGACTTAACACCACAGGGTATTATTAAGTTTCTTAAATTAAGAGAACCACAATTTGAAAAGACTGCACAATTTGGTCATTTTGGAGAAGGGTTTACTTGGGATAAATAATATGAAATTGAAACAATATAAGTTTCTTGAGATAATATTGAAAATATGTTATTACTTAGGTTTATTTATAATTGTATTATTAGCATTATTAATTATAAAATAATATGCAAGAAAAAATTTACACAACAAAAGATAGTGGAAAAAGAGTTAATTATGAAGGAGGTTTTCAGAGAGACACAGCAGAAGGTAAACCTAGATATGATTTAATACCTCATGAATTACTTACAAGACTAGCTGGGTTATATCAAAGAGGTGCTGTAAAATATGATGAAAATAACTGGAGAAAAGCCAATTCTGAGATTGAATATAAAAGATTTATTGCTAGTGCTTGGAGACATTTTATTGCATGGATAAGGGGTGATAAAGATGAGGATCACGCAAGTGCGATTATTTGGAATGTAATGGCATATGAATGGCACAAGGAACATAAACAAATAAAAGAAACTAAAAAGAAGGTATAACTTTACACTTGACAAGTAAATCGAATGGGTATATACTTAAGTTATTATTAATTAAATGAAATATAAAATATGAAAATCTTATTCCTCGATATAGATGGCGTGGTTAACAATAAGGAATCTTTTGCGAGAAATCCAATTGATGAAATAGATGAAATTTTGGCAAATAAAATAAAGGCTATACAATTATCAACAGGATGTAATGTTGTGTTGTCTTCTATGTGGAGACTTAGTCCTGTGTTAGTATCTAAGGTCGAAGAAAAAATATGTAAAGTATTTGATTCCACAATAGAGTCAACTGATCTAAATAAAAAAGAAAGAGGTGATGAAATAGCCGCTTGGTTAACTGCGCATCCAGAAGTTAAAAAATATGCCATTATTGATGATGATATAGATATTCTTTTAGAACAATTACCAAATTTCTTTAATACATCATTTGATTTAGGTATAACAGATGATATTATGTTTAGGATAATTAAGCATTTAAATAGTTAATTAAAATGAAAAAAAATCAAGTAAAAAATAAAATAATTGCCTTAGGAGATGTCCATGGATTAAATAAGTGGCAAGAAATAATTAAACAACCCTTTAGTAAGGTGATTTTTCTTGGAGATTATTTTGATAGTTTTGAGGTACCATTCGAACAACAGTTAGAGAATTTTAAAAATATCTTGGCTTTTAAGTATGGTAGTCCAGATAAGGTTGTTTTATTACTTGGAAATCATGATTATCAATATTTATCATATGTCGGAGAACACTACAGTGGATATCAAGCTGATAAAAAATCTAAAATTTCTTCTCTATTAGAACTAGCAATAGAAGATGGAATGCTTCAAGCTTGTTATTCTTATAAAAATTGGGTATTTACTCATGCTGGAATAACTAAAACTTGGTTGCGTAATAGTGGGGGAAATATCAAAACTATAGAAGATTCAGTTAATCGTATTTTTCTTGATTACCCTAGATCATTTTGTTTTATAGAAGGGAAAAATCATAGTAATTATGGAGATGATGTAACTCAATCACCTTTCTGGGTTAGACCTAAAAGTTTACTAGAAGATAAAATAGTAGGATTTAAACAGGTTGTTGGACATACTCACCAAAAACATATCCAGATTACTGATGATATATTTTTTATTGATACTTTGGAGCCAGGAAATGAATATTTGATTATTAATAATGATAAGCCAGAAATTGGTGAATATAATGAACATAAAACAATTAATTAAGTTTCTTGAAAAATTACCAGAAGATACAATAGTTATGACAAATGGATATGAAGGTGGTTATTGTGATATTGTACCAAGTGGAACTATCGTAGACATGTGCTTGGATTACAATGATGAAAGTGTCTGGTGGGAAGGTCCTCATGAATTAGCAGAAGATGTAAGTGAAAAACAAGATTATAAACAAGTTAAAACAATAATACTTTAAAATAATGAAAAAAATTAAACAACAAACAGCAATTAACTCAAATGCACTAGCTTTTCTTAAGCTATTTATAAGTCCAGAAAATAAAATAGTGGATTTATATGTAATAGGAAAGTGGTTAATGGCCGAACTTGCATCAGGATGTAGATTTAGTGTTAAAAACCAAACTATAGATTAACATGAAAACAGAATGTCCATCAGGGAAACAAATGTTAGATAAAAAGGGGGCAATATCATTTAAAAACCTTACAATGAAACTTCATAGAATAGAAATGAGGGAATATGAATGTGATCAATGTGGTGCATGGCACTTAACATCAGAGGGTGATCATCGTAGTTTTAGGCATCATGTATTTAATAGATATTAAACTTGACAAGTGGCAAGGCAATAGAGTATAATGGATACATATCAGTAATTAATAGAATAAAGAATAAATTTATGAAGCAATCATCATTGGGAGAAATCGCATTAAAATTAGGTATTAATAAAAGCAAACTTGCTTACTACTTCACCATGGGACTTATCGTTCCAATCACTAAGGTTGGACGTATGAATGTTTTTGATTTAGAAAAAACAATAGCGATAGTTGAAAAAATAGGAGATTTAAAAATGAAAGGTAAAACATTAAAAGATATAAAATGTAAAAAATAGTTATGATTATAAATGGTATTAAGAAAGAGTTGTACGAATATCAAAAAATAGGAATTAAATTTTTAGTAGATAGTGGTGGAAGAGCATTACTTGCAGATAGTCCAGGTGTTGGTAAAACAGCACAGGCTCTAGGGTATGTGTCACATAGTGGTCATAATAGAACTTTGGTTGTTTGTCCCGCGTCTGTAAAATTTTGTTGGGAAGATGAAGTAGAAAAATGGACAAATTTAACATCTTTCGTTGTAGATTCTAAAACAAATCTTTCTGATATACCACATGATGTTAATTTAGTTATTATAAACTTTGAAATATTGAAAAAATTCTTTAATGAATTTATGAAATATAAGTGGGATTGCTTAGTTGTTGATGAGAGTCATTTAATTAAATCACCAACAGCAATACGTTCAAAGGTTATTAAGGCTCTTTCAAAAGTAATACCAAACGTAATAATGCTTACAGGAACACCAGTATTGAGTCGACCAATTGAAATGTTTAATATGCTTTCAATTTTGGATCCACAAACATGGAATAATTATTATCATTACGCAGTTAAATATTGTGAAGGCAAACAAGGGTATTGGGGCTTCGAGGCAAAAGGAGCTAGTAATCTTGAGGAATTAAAAGGTAGAATATCTAGATATTTTTTAAGAAGAACAAAGGAAGAAGTATTATCTGAATTACCTACTAAAAATCCTCCAATATATGTTCCTATTAAATTACCAGATGAAGCCAGAAAGCAATACGACTTAGTTGAAGCTAATCTTATTAAATATTTAAAAGAATACAAGAAAGATAAAACAGATAAGGAGATAGCTAAATCCCTACAAGCAGAAAAATTAGTAAAACTTAATTTGCTTAGAGAAATAAATGCTATAGGTAAAATTCCAACAGCAAGAGAAATGATTGATAATATAATAGAGGCTGGACAAAAAGTTATAGTATTCTCAAGCTTTAACGCTCCATTGAAAGAACTTGAGGAAATGTATGAAGAGAATTCAGTATTACTTCTTGGAGATACACCAGTAGATGAGAGAGGTGCTTTGGTAAAGAAATTTCAAGAAGATCCAAATATAAATGTATTCTTTGGTGGAACAAGAAGTGCTGGAGTTGGTATAACATTGACAGCAGCCAGTAATGTGATATTCTTAGATTTACCATGGAATCCTGCTGACCTAGATCAAGGCGAAAATCGCGCCCATCGTCCAGGTGCAGTGTATGATTCTTTAAACATTTATAGAATAGTAGGTAAGGATACTATAGATGGATTTATGAGAAAATTAATTGAAAGAAAACAAGAAATTATTGACCAATTAATTGAAGGAGGGGAAAAAGTAGAAGAAGATCATAGTATGGTTGATGACTACATAAAAGAATTAGAGGCTAAGTACAAAAAATAAAATTATTATAAATATTATTAATTAATTATAAAAAATATATGTCAAAACAAATATTGTTCGGGAATTTAGGAAGGGATGAATTAGCAGTTGGTGTTAATACAGTTGGTAATATATCAAAGGTTACAATTGGTCCAAAGGGACGTAATGTAATATTCGATCGAGGATTTGGTGGTCCCACGATTGCTAATGATAGTGGATCGATTAGTAGAGAAGTTGTATTACAAGATCCTATACAAAATATGGGTGCAAATGTTACAAAAGAAGTTGCACAAAAAACAAATGATAATGCAGGAGACGGAAGAACGACTTCTGTTATTATTATGCAATCTATTTTCAATGAAGGTATGAAGGTTATGAATAGTAAAAAACCATGGTATAAATTTTTTACTAAAAAAGAAAGTGTAAATGCTATTGGAATAAAGAACGGTATCGAGAAAGCTTCGAAAGTCGGAGTTGCATATTTGAAATCTATTGCAAAGCCAATTAATACAGATGAAGAAATTACACAAGTAGCAATAATTTCATCAGAATCAGAAGAGATTGGTAAAAAGATTTCAGAAACTATTAAACAATTAGGAGTTGATTCAGTTATAACAGTAGAAGAATCTCCAACTGTTGGAATTTCATCTGAAGTTTCTCAAGGATTAGAGTTTGAAAAAGGTTATATTTCTCCTTACATGGTTACAGATATAAGTAGAGTTGAAGCAGTGTGTAAAGATGTTCCTATTTTAGTTACAGATATGAAACTTGGTGCTATTGATGAGATTGTTCCATTGCTTGAAGAAGTTATGAACTCAGGAAAAAGAGAACTTGTAATTATTGCAGAGGATGTTGTGGGAGAAGCCTTAAATACTTTCGTTGTAAATAAAATGCGTGGTGCTTTAACAGTTCTAGCTATTAAGGCTCCTGGTTTTGGACTTAGAAAGAGAGATTATCTAGAAGATATTGCAACTGTAGTTGGTGCCAACTTTATTGCTAGTGATTTAGGTATGTCATTGAGTAAGGTAAAATTATCTGATTTGGGATCTGCAACTCGTGTTGTGTCAACAAGAGACAAAACAACAATCATTGGAGGTAAAGGAACAAAGGAAGCTATCGATGCTCGTATTGCGTTAGCTAAATCTGAACTTGCGAAATTAGAATCAAAACACGATAAACTTAAGGTTGAAGAAAGAATTGCTAAGTTGTCTGGTGGGGTTGCAATTATAAAAGTTGGAGCTGCTACAGAACAAGATACTAAATATCAAAAATTAAAAATAGAAGATGCTGTAAACTCGGTAAAAGCAGCTTTGGAGGAAGGTATTGTTTCTGGTGGAGGTGTAGCCTTGATTGGAGCATCAGAAGCTATAATGCGTGAAACTTCAGAAGGTAAGTATACAAAGGATGAGCTTATAGGTTTTAGTATCCTCTCAAAGGCTCTAGAAGCTCCTCTGTACTGTATTGCAACAAATTGTGGTCTAGATGGTCAAACTATAGTAGATTACGTTAAAACGATGTCAGAGGGTGGAGGATTCGATGCCTTGAGAAATGAATATGTAGATAGTATGTTTAATTCTGGAATTGTAAATCCTACAAAGGTAGAAAGAAGTGCAATTGAAAATGCTTCAAGTGCTGGTGGTATATTATTGACAACAGAAGTTTGTATGGCAGAAGAGCCAAAAATACTTCCAGATGGAATGAGATAATCACTAATTACTTGACAAGTTAAATCGAAAGGTATATACTTAAGATAGTCCTGCTTAGGGGTAAAAGTATTAATCGTAGGAACTCATCAAAATAATCAATATGATGGAGAACGAGAAATCGTCACCTGTTAAATTCCTACGATTAAATACTTTATTATTAATTAAAATTTAAAACATGATAGATAAAGAAGAATATTTAAAAGGTACAAAAAACTTTTTAGAACAATTAGAGGAAGATGAAAAAAGAAGGGCCTTAAAACCTTTTCTTGTTAGAATATTTCTTGATTTAAAAGATTTTATTTGGTATAGGTTTATTTTAGAAATTAAAAATTGGCCTTATGATATTAAAATAAAATGGCAGGAGATCTTTAGAGGATATTCTGATTCTGATGTTTGGAATCTTGGTAGTTTTATCGTAAGAAAAACTTATATTCCATTAAAGAGATTTGTAAAGAATTATGAGGAACATGGTATGTCACTTCCAGTTGAATTTGCATCAGATCCAGGAGCTTGGCTTATGATTCTTAAAAAGATTGAATTTGCTTTTGATAGCGTTTGGGAAGACGAAAATGAAATGGAAAATAGATTTACTAGAGGTATGACAGCTGAACAATTAAAAGAACATAATTTAAAAGTAGAAGAAGGGTTAATTTTGTTTGGAAAATATATTAGGAGTTTGTGGGATTAATAGTTAATTAAATAAAATTTATGAGTATCAAATTATTAGGAAATAGAGTTTTAATAGAAGTAGATCGAAATGAGAAAAAAACAGCCTCAGGAGTTATCTTGGCTAAAGAAGAAGAAATGGGTGAATACATGACAGGTAAAGTATTTGAAGTTGGTGAAGGTAAAAAAAACAACAATGGAGAATTATTGCCAATGTGTGTAAAAAAAGATGATGTAGTTACTTTCCAATATGGTAAAGCTGTACAAGTTGATGGAAAGACTTATATGATGACACTAGAGGATGATATTATTATGGTTATCTAACCTCTATTTTATGAATAGTAGAATTAATAATTGTAAAAAAGAAATAGAGATTGAAACAGAAGAAAAAATCAATCATGGTAAAAATTCTTATAAGGAGTATTTAAAAGAATATAAAAGAAAAACACGAAGTGCTCGAACAAAGATAATGAGAGATGCTAGAAAAACAATTAAAAAACTTCGCACATCAAAAGAGTATGTTAGTAATTCCTGTATTAAAGATTATGATTTTGATTTTTTCTAAACTATGTTATTATATTAATACTGGTCGAATGATTATCAAAAGTTAAAAATAAAAAATTTATGAATGAAGATTTAAAAATAGGAGCAGAACCAGAAGTTGTTGAAACACCAGTTGTTGAAACACCAGTTGAAGAGTCTGTCGTAGAAGAAGAAGTTAAGACTGAATTAGAATAGTTTTGGGTGGGTATTAGATTACCCACATTATGGTGGGTGACGGTCATAGGAAGATCTCCAAAATCATCCATTTGGGTTCAACTCCCAACCACTGTGCTGTTTAAATTATTAATTATGAATATTTATATATGAGTTTACATACACCAAGAGGAATAGATTCAGATGATGTCGATGATGGAATATACAATATGTATAATCTAAAATTGGAACAAGAAGAAAGTATTATAAAACCAAATCAATGGGGCACAATTGGAGCTAGAATGTTTAAAGCTTTTTCTGTTACACACGAGAAATTACCACCTGGATGTTATGGCGTTACTGTTGATAGAACAGATGATAAACCAATTTTTATAGGTAGATATATTAAGATAGATAAAATAATGCGTTTTAAGGGGGAAATTGCAGATAAGTTTTTAAATGAAATAGATGACTTTTGGAAAAAGGAAACTTTGTTTAAAAAACATGGCTTTCTTCACCGTAGAGGATATATGCTTTACGGAGCACAAGGTGTTGGAAAATCATCCATAGTGTGGCAAGTAATGAAAGATGTAGTTGATCGTGGTGGACTTGTGTTGATATGTGATAATCCTAGATTTTTTACAGAAGGTTTAAAAAACTTGAGACAAGTAGAACCTAATCGTCCTATAGTTTGTGTTTTTGAAGATATAGATGCAATAATTAAAAAGTATGGAGATACTGAACTTTTGTCGATTTTAGATGGTGATAGCCAAATTGATAGAGTTATTAATATTGCTACAACAAACTATCCAGAATTACTTGATAGAAGAATTATAAATCGTCCAAGAAGATTTGATAGAATATACAAAATTTCAGCCCCAGGGGATAAAGTTAGAATAGCGTTCCTTAAAGCAAAACTTCCTAAAACTGAAAACTTAAATGAGTGGGTTAAAAAAACAAAAGGATTATCATTCGCAGCTTTGGCAGAAACACTTATTTCTGTTCTTTGTTTGGATAACAATTTAAATGACACAGTTGAAACATTATCAGCATTAGAAAGCGGTAGTCCTACAAGCTCAGATAATGAGTTTGGTGGAAAGGTTGGTTTCGCTAATGAGTGCAACGATAAAGTCGAATTAAAAAAATAATTATAAAATATATGAATAAAAGAGTATTACTAACAGGTATTGGAGGATTCTCAGGTTCACATTTTGTAGATCATATTCTTGAGACTACAGATTGGGATATAGTGGGTATTGCATCTTGGAAACATAAGGGTATTCCAGAACGAATTTTAGATAGTGAAGTTTACCAAAAAAACAAAGAACGTGTTGAAGTTCTTACTCATGATTTAGAGTCACCTTTTACACCTATAACAAAACAAAGAATAGGTAAGATAGATTATATTATTAATATTGCTTCTATGTCAGATGTAGAACAGTCCATACAAGATCCTGTTCCTTTTGTTGAGAATAATGTAGCTTTAATATTAAATATATTAGAGTTAGCTAGAGAAATTAAACCTGAAGTTTTCATTCAAATTTCCACGGATGAAGTTTATGGAGCTATGGTTAATAATGAACCCCATAAAGAATGGAGTGCAATACTACCAAGTAATCCTTATGCTGCTTCAAAGGCCGCACAAGAAGCTATAGCTACTTCTTATTGGAGAACCTATGGAGTTCCTGTAATTATTACAAACACAATGAATTTAATAGGAACAAGACAGGATGCCGTTAAATTCCTTCCTAAAATTGTAAAGTATATTCAAGAAGGTAAAAAAATGCCTATATATGCAAAAGAGGATGGAACTTTTGGATCTAGATTTTATATAGATGTGCGTAATCAAGCTGATGCAATTTTATATATTATTAAAAATGTAAAACCTGCAAGTTATGAAAATGGTGATTTAAAACCTAATAAATTTAATATTGTAGGAGAAAAACAATTAAATAACTTGGAATTTGCTCAATTGGTTGCTAGAATAATAGGAAAAGAACTTAATTATGAAGTTATATCATTTTATTCGAATACAGTAAGAAAGGGTCATGACATGCATTACGGTTTAACTAATGGAAAAATGCTAGAGATTGGTTGGAAATATCCATTCTCAATTGAAGAATCATTAAAAACTATTGTTCAGTGGTATGTTAATAATCCTGAATGGTTAGTTTAATTATTAAATAATATTATATATATGAAAAAACAAAAAATAAAAAAGGAAGTAAAATTAGAAAATCGAAAAGAACCTAGAATTTTATCTTTGGATTATGAAACAAGTCCACAAAAGGGATATTTCTTTGGATCTATTTGGGAGACAGACATAATAAAAGTAATTGAACACACAAGCATTTTATGTGTTGGTTATAGGTGGGATGATGGTCCAATTAAGGTAATAGGGCAAGATGATTTTAAGGGATATAAAAAGGGCGTTTTAGATGATGAAGCGTTAGTAAAGTTTTTTGCTCCAATTTTAAAACAAGCAGACGTGGTCTCAGCTCACAATGGGGATAATTTTGATATCAAGGTATTTAATACACGATTATTAGCTCATGGTGTAGATCCAGTTCCAGTAAGTAAAACTTTTGATACTAAAAAAATCGCTAGAGCAAATTTTAATCTTCCAAGTAATAAATTAGATGATATTGCTGGATTTTTAGGAATTGGTCAAAAGTTAAGTACATATAAACAATTATGGTTTGATTGCGAAGCTGGAGAACAAAAAGCTTGGAAGTATATGAAAAAATATTGTGGTATGGATGTAAGTTTACAATACGAAGTATTAAAAAGAGTTCTTCCTTTTGCTAAACAAACAGGAGACTTTGTTTATGTTAATCCAGATGGAATAACTTGTCCTAATCCATTGTGTTTATCAGCACACATGACACGAAGTAAAAATCGAATTGTCAAGGGTGGTTATAAAGTTCAGTATCAATGCCAAGAATGTGGTTCATATTTCACAGATCAAAGAGTTGTAAAAACCACAGTTTAATATAGCTCGGAGGCGTTTTTGATTATATCTACATATTCTTTTACACAGGCTTTATGGAATTTCTCTTTTTCAGAGCTATTTTTGTAGGTATATTCAAGATGGCTTTCTAAACTACTCCACGCTTGGCGGATTATTTTTTCAACATATTTTGCTCTAATATATGCTGTTTTTTTCATGCTTTTCATATTATACCATTGTCCTCCGAAAGTCAAAATTTCAGCCTAGGGAAGTATTTTAAGGATTTAGGCACTAAAAGGGGCATAAAAAAAGGCAGGTGATACGATTTGTATCCCTGCCTTAATTTATTTATTTAGTTTTTATTATATTATTTTACTTCTGCTACTGCATTTAGTGCACTTTGTTCAATCATTTTTGATACAAGTTCATTTAACGCTTCAATAGATACTTTTGTTTCTCCACTTTCAATTTTAGCAATACCTTCTTTTTGTTCTTTCATTACTTCTTCTAATTCCTTTAATCCTTCTGTGTGTAAAGTTACTTCTTCGTTATATGCTATAATTGCTTCTTCTTTTTCTTTTTTCATTTCTAGATAATCTGGGTGTTCAGTGTCTAGTTTTGAGATTTCGTAGTTTTCTACTAAAATCTCGTGTTCAATAGCAGCTTTACAATCCATTACTGATTTAATACTTACTTCTAGATTAGCAATTTTTGAAAGACGGGGAGTGATTAATTCCATTCTTAATGCTTCACGAGCTAATAATTTGTAATTTGCTACTTTTTCATTTAATGCTATTGCGTTTTCTTTTGTGTTTTCTTTTAACATATGTTTTTTATATTTTTATTAACGAAATTTTTAATAGTTTTTGAACTGTTTGCTCTTTTCCCTTTGTATGGGAATGGAGACTTCAATATCATACTTGATAATATTGCGAATGCTTTTGTTGATATATTTTCTTTGATTAATTCCTTGTAGTTCGATTGTGGATCAATTAGAGACATTTTCCAATTATATTTGGAAATTTTTTCTCCTAAGACCCAAAATTTAGTATTTGGGACTCTAATCTTTATTATATCTGAACTTTCTGCTCTATCGATTGAACTTCCTATGGGAATTTTGAATTGCATATTTATTTAATTTTTCTAATAATATTCGACCTTTCACGGTGCATTACTTTTATTCATAATGGTTTTATTTTTTGATTAATAAGTGTCTATCCCATTTTAGATTTTTATATAATTCAGGAAAGCATTCTATAAATAGCCATATTGACCATCTACATGTTTTTAATTCACTTGTTCCAAATATATGATGACCTAATTCATGAAGTGCTGATATTATACTTGCATGATTTTTGTCTAGATATATTGTTTGTGTTTGTGGATTATATTGATATTCTTTTCCTAATTTTATTTTTAGGTTATCTTTTTTATCGTTTGTCCAATTAAGCCATATGATTAATCTTTCTAATCTATTTAATTGTTCTTTTTGAGATAAGTTTTTCCATTCTTTAAGATTGTTTTTTTTCCATATTAATGTTGCTTTTTTAATTGATGTTTTAATTCTCGGTTTTACAGTTAGAATTTGTTCTTTTGTTGGGTACATAGAATAAATTTTTATCCAAACCTGTTAAAATCGTTATAATCGTCATCATATATTCCTTGACCGTAATGATTGGCAACATTTATGTGTTTTGAGCTATCATATTTTTTAGGACCTTTTCCATAACTTCCATCATCGTTTAATTCAAATCCTGTATTATAATCAGCTATTGTTTCTTCATCTTCTTTTTGTTGAACTATTGCAAATTCATCTGAAGCTATATCTGTTATTGCTTCCATTGTTCTGAATAAATTTGCTATTTGTGAAATGAAGAAATTTCTTTCAGGTAGTTCTATTTTGTTACATTGACAGATTTCTTTAAAGTTTGTACATAATTCTTCTATTTTTGCAATTTCTTCATCTAATGAGTCATCTAATGTACTTTTAATTTCTTCTGTTGTGCAATTTTTTAGTTTATATTTGAAGTCTTCACTTATTGTTTCTTTGTAATTTTTATCAGTAAATACGGCTGCATCGAAATCTAAGTCTAAAATTGGATCTTTTTCTATGTCTATCCAACTACGTACTGCTGTAATAACCTTATCAAATACTTTAGGTTTTTCGTTTTCTACGGGTACAATAGCTACATTTTTTGGCATTGTAGATTCTATTTCTTTTGGTGCTTCTGTTTTAATTTCTATTGGTTTTTCTTCTTTTTTGAATGGAATATCTATTGAAGTTAATTTCATTTTATTATCTCTTGTGTGAAATGAAAATAATTTACCTTCTTTTACTTCTTCTCCTTTTCCTTCACTTGAGATTAGTAAATTTCCTTTAGATTTACATATATTCAATATACTATTAAAACCATTTCTTCCAAAGAAACATTTTTGAGCTAGGTTTGTTTTTTTGTTTACTTGTAGAATTATAAATGCTGCTCCATTTTCTGTTCTTACTGTTTTAATTTTTCCTTCTATGAATAATGCTAATTCTATAGCTATTGCTTCTGAATCATTCCATTTTTCTGTTTTGTTTGTTTTGTAGTATTGATTTACTGATTCGAAACATTTTGTTGTGTATTCGAATCCTAATTTTTCGTGTTTTTTCTTTAATTCTTCATCATTGCTTATCATTCCATTATGAACTGCATAATAATCAAATTTTAATTTTTTATTTGATATTTTAATTGGATGCGTTTGTTGTATTTTATTTTCTGTAGATGTTGGTGTTCTGTGATGGGCAATTATCATAGTTGATGGTTTAAGATATAAATCTAATAGAAATTTTGTAGGTTCTGTGGCTCTGTCTATTTCTATATTTCCATTTTTTTCGATTCGAATGATTCCAAATCCTTTTTGACCTCTATTGTATTGGTCTTCATATTGATTAAGAATAAAATCATTTATTGGTTTTGCATTTATTGCTTTTTTGTCTTTATTTTTAGGAGTTCTTTTATTGAATCCTGCGATTATTCCACACATAATTGTTTTTATTCATTTAATTAATAATTGTTTTCTGTTTCACATATTATTTCATGTAATGCATTTTCATGTGCGCGTAAGCTGTGTGATCCTGCATCCATAATAATTTCTTGTGGTGTCTCCATTTGTTTTGTTAAGATTTTATAAATTTCACCTTTTTGCTCTAATGGCAAATCGACATCATTGATTAATTTAATTTCATCTTTTTTATTTATTTTTGGGATTTCTCCTTTTTCAAGTGTCCAAATAAAATTTAAGAATGGTTTTATATTTTCTTCTATTCTCATTGAATATGGAATTCCTATTACTATTACTGATTCTCTCATATCTTTGACTTTTCCTGTAATAAAATCTAATGTAGCATTATTTAATACTCCATTATTATTATTAAATTTTGTTTCCATTTTATCAAATAATCTATCTATATGTTCTTTTTCTAGAACTGTTTTGATTATTTTTTGACCTGTTAGATATTCTTTTTTTAGATTTCTAGCTATTATTGTTGTGATTCCTTTTCTCATTCCGAATAAGAAATAGTTGTTTTTTAATTTCCAATTGAAAGCAGCAACTCTATCTTTTAAGCTATCTGCAAAAAGTCCTACATTTGTGTCAGCGTTATAGTGAATATTCATTACAGCTTTTAGGTTATCGAAATCTTTTTTAGCAGCTATTCCTTGAATTTTTTTCTTTGATGATAAGATTTCTGATTTCTTTGGAATTGTTTTTCCTATTAGATTCCATCCTATTGCAATATTATAATCTGCTTTTTGTTTATCTTTAATCACCTGTTTAGGATTAAATAGATATTCAATTTCATTTTTATAATATTCATACATTTCGAATGTTCTTATGTATTTTTTAACTTTATTTAATATACTTTGTGTTAATATATCAAATTCCATGATTGCTAGTGTTTGTAATGCGTCTCCTTGTTTATCACTTTTATAAACTATATCATTAAATTTTGTAAAGTTTTTTGGATGTTTTAAAATTTCATGATATATTACTGCCATGTAAGCCATTGTTGCTTGAGCAAGTTTTGGTGTTGTTAACCATTCAGCTGAAGGACATCTAAATTCATATGTGAATCCTGGAGATCCATCTTCATATTTGAATTTTTGTTCTATTCTATTGTCCTTTAGTGCTCCGTAAGTTTGTTTTAATCTTAAGTTTAGGTTTGTTTTATTTTCTGAGATTAATAGTGGTAAATAAAATGAAGCCATTCTTCTGTGAAGTGTGTTCTTTTTTTCTATTGACCATTTTTCTCCTTTTGGAATTTCTAGGTGAATATGTCCTCCTACTGAACTATATTCTGATATTGTTGACATATCACATAATCTTATATGTTTTACGAAAGCTTTAAACATTCCTCCTAGATTATTTACAACTTCTTGTGGTGTATTACTTGCTTTTGGTCTTATTTCTGCTGTTGATGATGCTCCATCCCATCCTATATTTCCAAATGGATCCACATCAAAACCCATATCGTCTCTCGTTGGTTTAAATCCTGGTTTTTTATTTAAAACTAATTGCATGGTTTGTTTTGCATCTACTTTTCTACCTTGCATAGTTAAAACAAATTCAGGATCTGCTCCTATTTTAAATTCAAATTCTTTTTTTGTATTTGGCATAATTATATTGTTAATAAATTTTTTTAATTTTTTAATTGTCATTGTTGAATGGATCATATACTCTATTTGTATTGTATCTATTTGGTGTTAGTCTTATTGTTGGGGAGTATCTTATTGTTTCTCTTTCGTTTGGTATTTGTGCTGGTACTATTTGTTGTGTTTCTATTCTAAAATCTTCAACAAATCTATTATTAGGGTTTTGTTCTAGATTTCTTTGGTTTATTTCATGATTTAGATGATTTATTCTGTCTCTTATTGTTCTTATTCTTACTATTTTACTTTCTTCTAGTTCTCTCCAATTTGCACTTCCTATTGCATATGGATTTGGTATTCTTTCTACACCTTCTTGTTGTAATTCTAATTCTTGTATTTCTGTTATTGCTCTATCTATATAAAGATTTGATCCCCTTGTGTGTCTTTCTCTATTAATTTGTCTTCCAGGTATTTCTCTTGTTGCTTCTTCGAATTCATTTGTTCTAAATGTTCTTTCTTCGAATGTTATTCCTTCAAATGTTCTCATTGTAGGTATTTGTCTTTCATCTATTATTTCATTTAGTATTCCTGTTTCTATTACACTAAATTGATTGTTTTCTTCTTCATTATTTTCTGGTTCTCTTGTAAATACTCCATCTGGTATTCTATCTGCTCCGTTTTCTTCTGCATGTTCTCTTGCTCTTTTAATGTCATCTATTCCTATATCTTCTATGATGTTTCTTCTTTCTATTTCTTCTTCATGTCTAGTTTGGTAATGTTGATCCGTGTAATGTATTACTTTATCCCAACTTTGACATGTTAAATAAGCAATAGAGTTTATTTCTTGTTTATTTAAGTCTCTTTTTAAGCAATTTATTAAATATATTGCTTTACATAATTCATGAAAGAAATAACCATCAAGTGTTCTTGAGTTAGTTTTGTTGAATGTTTTATATCCATTTATTGTTCTATGGATATAATTTTGATTGTATTCTCCAAAAATTATAGGATTTATTTCCATTAAGGTTTCATAGATATCTTGAATGTTTGGTCCTCTTAAACTTCTGATTCTTGCTTGCTTAGCAACATCTTTAATTCTTTGGGCTAAAATTCTTTTTTCTTTTTCATTTATATTTAGAAATCTTATTGTGAATGTACCTATTTCTTCATTCCAAAGTGGAGATAAATCAATTTTTAGTTTTTTTTCTATCATAATTAGTAATAATCATTATCTAGTAAGTTTTCATATTCTTCATGTGTCATTGATGTTGAACATTTTGGGCATTCAAATGTTACTTCATCATTATCTCCTAGACATTTATATTTTTCTTCTTCGACTACGAAGATATGGAGACATTTTTTATTTTTACATATTATTGAACCTTTTATTGATTTTGGTAAGTCTGTTTTTATTATATTTTTTAATGGAGTTATAATTTTATGTAGTGTTTCTTCTGGTTCTGGTTCTGTTTTTGGTTTTTCTTCTTCGTTTTCCTCATTATCATTTTCCCATATTAAGTCTTCTGGGTCTATTTCATCGTCACATTCTGGGCATGTGTATTCAGGATCACCATTCCAATCACTATCTCCATAATCATCTGAATTATAATCACATACTATGTTTCTTTTTCCTATTTCTTTTTTATCTGATAAATCTGCAGTTCCATATTCATTTGAACAAGTGTTTACGCTGTATTGTAAATGGTCTACTTCATTATTGCAATTTGGGCATTTCCACATTTTATTTTTTTTATTTTTGTTATTAAAAGATTCGAAATCCGCCACTATTTTCTACGAATTGTATAAATCCTTTTAAGTTTTCGACCGTGAATGGATAATGTTCGTTTATTTCATAATTTGGGTCAGTCATTCCTTTTTCTAGTTTTCTGTTGTGTATTTTTGCAGTTATTATTATTTTAGATATTTCTATTTCAAATTTTTTAGCTGTTCCGTTTTCTATTGTTTCTTTTAGTTTTTTTACGATTTTTCCAGCTTTTGGTTTTACTATTTTTTTTCCTGCGTTCCAATTACCATAATCCATTTCTTCTCTTGTTAGGAATCTTCCGCAGTTTAAGCAAACAAAGAACCATAGATTTCTCCACCACCATACATTATTTCTGAAGTATTCTCCTTTTTTGTTTTTTGCTTTTTGTCCCATTAAATCAAATCCCATATTGATTATTTTTGATTATTAATTAAAATGATGGATAACCTTTTGGTCCTAATATGTTTTCATATGCATCACCTAAAGTAAAATCATTATTATCATCATCGTTATCATCAAAATTTTCTTCATCGTTTTCGTCTATATCAAAATGAGCTCCATATGGATCAAAGTCACAATCTGGATTTCTATTTTCATTTAATTTTAATTTATTTTGTTTTTTGATGTCTCCGATTATTGGTTTTTTGAGGAATCTTAATAATCTTTTATTCATTGTTAATGTTAGATCATCTTCTAATTTATAATATCTTTCTCCATTTATACCTCTTTGCATTAATGGTTCTATGATATTTTCTATTATTTCAATAGCTGTTCTCCTTAGTGGATGATCTGCGTCATACAAATCGATCGATTGTATTTTTTTTGCTTTAGGTTTTTTAGGTTGTTTTTTCGGTTGTTTTTTTATTTTTTTCTTCATAGAGTTTAATTATGTATTTTTCTATAAAATAGTTTATCGCCACACTATTTGAGTATTCTTCTGGATGGTTTTGGAATGCTAATATTGGAAATGTTTTATGTTCAAATCCTTCTATTACATAATTTGTAGACATTATTACATTTACTTCAGGAAAACTATTTAGTATTAGATTTGTTTTATCTTTGAATTCCTCTGTTCCTGTTATAAATTTTTCTATGTCTTTATTTTTGATTCTATTTCCATCTGGCAATAATGTGAATCCTTGTTCGTGCCATGAGTTTGTGAGCATTTTTGGTTCTTCCATTCCCATTTTTTTGCAATATTCTTTGAATTCACCAAATACAAATACACTATGCATTGGTTCTGTTCTAACATTTATATCACTTTGTATTCCATTGTGTTTTTCTTTTGAGATTGATATATCTTGTTGAAAGTAATTTAAGTTAAAAGACAGTCCAAGAAGTTGGAATCCTCTACATATTCCTAATATTGGTTTTTTTCTTTTAATGAATTCTTTGATTAATTCTGTTTCCATATAATCTCTATGAAAATTAAAGGAACATGAATCTTCTATTTTATTATTGTAGAAAACTGGATTTAAATCTACTCCTCCTGAAAGAACTAATGCGTCTAGTGTTTCAGCTAATTTAATTATATTAGCTTGTAGGTTCTTTTTATCTTCTTTTGTTACAATTTCATTTTTTGTTTCAAATAAATTTGGAACAATGATTGGTGTTGTGTTGTCTGTTGTAAATGCTTTTATATAAGCATCGTTTATGAAGTTTTGAATTTTGCTTTTTGAGGCTGTTATGCCAACTAAGTATTTCATGTTTTTTTAATTAAGTTATCTAACATTTTACGTTTTCGACTTCTAACTTCTTGAACTAATTGACTTTGTGTTTGTGTGGTGTATCTATATCTTCCGTCTTTTTGTCGTTTGGCAAAGTTTGTTTTAGCTAATAATGCACGTTCTGGAAAAAGTATAAATTGTACCATTCTTCGACTCATTGGTATTTCACGAGATATGGAGCGAATGCTATTTCCTTTTTCATAAAGGATTTTTACATTTGCTCTTTGTTCATCTGTGTAATGTGTTGTTTTCTTTAATTGTTTAGGGATTAAATATCTATCTGCTAAGCAGGTCATATTATGTATTATTTTTAACTAATAAGTCTTCTAATAACATTTTAATATCTTCAGCTCCACATTCTTTTACTGTAAAGAAAACTTGCGATTTTCTTTTAATGTCGTTGTATACTATTGCGATTAAATTTCCTTCTGAGTCTTTGATTGATAAAACTCCTTCTAATTCTGGCATATGTAATTCCTAATCTTAAGTTGATTAGTGCTATTATTAATAATTATTTTTTACCTGATAAATAACCTAACATTATAGCTATTGCTCCTATTGGCATACCTATAATTAATCCTATTAGTATGTATGTTAATTTTGTCATATATTTATTAGTGTGCAAGGCTCTGGGTTAGAATTAATTTACTTATAAGTGTTTAGTTGACTATATATCTAATTAAATATTTTTAATATCTATATTGACGATCAATCCGTATATATATTAATATTTTTTAATTTTCCTTATGTAACAGCTTACGCTGACTGTCTAATAAACTTGGTCTCACGAGGATTACGTTTCCACGTGGCAGACATTATTGTTGCGAACTTCTTTGTAAATTAATAACTGCCCAGAACCTTACACACTAGTTAATTTAACCTTTAATAACTCCTAATGGTGTTAGTTCTACAAGAATATCGACTAAATCTTCTTGATTTTTCATTACTGTATTTATGTTTTTATAAGCTCCAGGTGCTTCATCTAATTCTTTCGTTCCTCTTATTGAGTGCAGGATACCTTGATCATTTAGTTTTTTAACTTCTTCTTCGAGATTAAGGGTCCTTTCAGCTTCCTTTCTTCCCATTTTACGACCAGCTCCATGTGAGCAGGAATTAAAGGAGAATATGTTTCCTTTACCTCTAACGATATAACTTTTTGTACCTTGCGACCCTGGAATAATACCGATAGTGTCTTGTGTAGCAAGTGTAGCCCCTTTACGGTGTATCCAGACCTCTTTACCGAAATGGTGTTCGAGTGATGCATAATTATGAGCGATATTAATGAATTCTAGCTCTTTGAAGTTTTCGCTTTTAAGTATTTCTTTAAAGCAATTTATGACGCGAGACATCATTAATTTTCTATTAGCAAAAGCGAAGTCTACACAATATTGCATTTCTTTTAGATATGCTTGTCCTTCTTCGCTATTAATTGGTAAGAAAGCTAGTTCCCATTCTTTTGGGATACTTGAATGCCATTTTTCATTTAATTTAATAGCTAATTTGTTATAATGATCAGCTACTTGTTTTCCTAGATTTCTGCTTCCTGAGTGAATCATTATCCATATGTGTCCATCTGAACCTTTTTGAATTTCAATGAAGTGATTTCCTCCTCCTAATGTTCCTATAGATAATAAGGCATTTCCAAATTCTCTTGCTACAATTGGACATGTTTTTGATAATGTTCCTGATGGATGATATTCTGGATTTAATATATATGGCATTAGTGATGAGTTTTGAGTTGTGTTATGTTTATTAAATCCTATTGGAATATATTTTCTTATTTCTCCCATAATTATTTTAAGAGTTTCTGTATTTATTTCTGTAAGATTTGTTTTAACTGCACACATTCCACATCCAATATCCACACCAACCATATTGGGACATATTACATCTTTAGTTGCGCATACTCCTCCGATTACCATTCCGAATCCTTGGTGTGAATCAGGCATAATAGCTATATGTTTAAATGCAAAAGGAAGATTGGCTAAATGTTTTATTTGTTCCATTGCTCCTTCTTCAATTTCTTCTAACCACATTTTTATTGGTAGTTTTTCTGTTGTAATTTCTTTCATATTATGAGGCTATTAAATCTTCTATAAAATTATCCCATTCTTGTGGGTATTCTGTAAAAAGATCAAATAATGATTTTAATCCATTGTCATTTCTAATATCATTATCGACGAGATATTTAACAAATGAATCTTTTAATATATCTTTTTCTTTTTTGATATATTTTTCTAGGTTATTTATATATCCTATTGTTTTACCTTTATTTAGTATTTCTCCGTTTGGCATTAATAATACTTCTAAATATTTGATTTCCATATTATTTGAATAAGTATTTAACTAAGTCTATTAATGGGAAGATTGGGAGGAATATTGACACTATTCCCCATCCAATTCCCCAGATTATGAATGTATAGATTACTGCGAATAGATAATATATTTCTTTCATATTATTTTTCTTCTTGTTCTATCTCGTAACATCCTTCACAAATTGTTGGTTTTAAGTGGCTCGGTTTATCGAATGCAGTAAATCGTAATTCTTTTTCTTTGGTGTCATTGTTAATTTCCCAGTATCCCATTATAATTTCACAACTATCGCATTTTGGTATTTTTTTACATTCATTACATAGTGATGTGTTGTTTTCTGTTTTTATGTGGCAATGATTACATTCTTTTGGTTTTTGTTTTATTTTTGTTCCTAATATTGTGTGTAATGCTTTTGTTGAAATACCTTTAGCTGGTATTTCTTTTTTTGCTAATTTTAATAAATCTTTGAAATTTGTTTTGTATATATTAAGAACTTTTTTGATTGTTCTAACTGCTTCTTGTTTCTTTATTCTTTCATCTGCATCTTCTTTTTGTTGTTTGATTTTTGCTTTTGCGAGTCTTTTGTCTTCTTGAATTTGTTGTTTTGGTGATAGAGGTTTTATATTATTCATTGATTTTTTTAGTGTTATTCCATTCTTTACGACTAATTGAGTTATTAATTCTTTTTACTTTAATGTTAATTTTTGCTAGATCTACATTACAATCATCGAAAGCTAGATCTATTGATAAATCTTTTTCTTTTTTTTGAACAGTGAATGGTTGAAGACCTAATTTTTCTCCCCATGTTTGTGCCCAATCTATTCCACTTCCTGACCAGAGTATCATTTGATTTCCTTGAGCTTGAAACCAATTATAAATAGTGATTGTATCATAGTTTGGTACATCTCTATCTTCTGTAATTACACTAGGAATAATTAGTGTATCGTCTATGTCAAATGCAATTTTCATTTTTATTTTACATCTGGTGTAGGACTTGGAATTTCTTCTATCATTACAGGTGTTACTACATTGATTAAGAAGTTTTCCCAGCCACATGTATGACCTTCAGGAATTTTCATCCAGTGTTCAATTGGATCTTCTTTAAACCAGAAATCTATACCTTTTGATACAAAAAATTCAAATGCTGCCAAATTATTAGCTGTTAATGGGAAATTATCTCCTCCTTTATCCATTGTTCTAGCAATGAATCCTTTAATGGCTTGAAAATTATTCCAAGCTAATTTAAAATCATTTGTATTAATAGCTTTACGAATTTTCTTTATGTCTACTAAACTTAATAATTCTCTTTCAAAATCTCTTCCTGGTATTGAACTTGCCATTACATCTACAGATAATCTTGATAGGTTCATAACAAATGACATTAATGGATATGCTCTCAACCAGAAGTTACTTAATGTTCTGTATTCTATTCCATACATAGGAGTGCGATATTCTCCTGCTCTACCATATACTTTGCGTCTTTCTTTGTTACCTGGATCTCGGTCTATTAATACACAAGTGTTTCCTACTAAGATATCCATTATTTGGACTAGTCTTGCAGGTTCTTTCATAATACTTTTGACTTGTGTGTCGTATCCACTTGCTCCTAAGTGTATGTGTCCTCCTGCACTGCGATATTTATATTTTGCTGGATCCTTTAAAGCAACAACATTTTGTGATTTCTTATCAGCGTTTTTGCTAGGTGAACAGCCAAATATGCGAGATTTTTCATTGAGAGACATAAGTTCTGCCTTGCTTACTTTAACTGTTGGTAAGAAATTTATAGATAATTCAGGATCTGCTTTTATTGTTTCATATAATGTTCTAAAGCATTGAGATATTTCATTACCTAATCTTGCTCTACATGTATCTGGTTTTGGATTAATTTCAGCTTGAACTCCATCTACAATAAATTTACTATCGTTTCCATTGCCTGTGCTACCATTTACATTTTTTCTTATATCTTTTTTAACAGTTAATCCTTTTTCTATGTTTATTACTTTTTCAGAGCCTATTATTTTACCTTTTCTTTCAAAGAAGAATTCAGGATCACAGCCAAATGTAACTGTATATGGTTGTATTTTTTCAGTTAATGGAGGTTTTTTTTCTTTTTCTTTTTGTTTATTCATATATTTTAATAATAAGTTTTTAATATTCATCAACATCGTAATTATTGTTTTTATGCCAATATTGTTTAAGATTCTTTTTGTCTATTGTCCATAAGTAGACTCTTAATGAATTACCTGAGTTAGGGTTAATTCTTATTGGTGATAATGTTATTAATCCTAGTTTATTTTTTTGAATGAAGTTTTTTAAGTTTTTTCCTGCTTTTTTCTTTTGTATATCTGAGAATATGTAAAATGCACACATATGTTCTTCCTTATAGTAATCTTCACATATATCTAATATTATCTGTTTTGGATTTTCAGTATAATTGTCTATATCAACGATTTCTTTAATTCCACAACAATCTAATCCGTTTATGTCTATCATATATTTATTTAATTATTAATTGTTTTGCCATTGGTAATCTTTGTTAGCTATATGCATTATGCAGAATAGATAAATACCAAATAGTTTTATTGGTCGACCAGATATCATGTTTTTTGGCCATGTATTAAATCTACTAATTTTATAATGCCATGTTTTGTTGTAAGCTTTTATATGTTTATCGCAAAAATAGTTGTCTGTTTGCTTTAAACATGTTGGTTTTGCACATAGGTGAAAGTTTGTCATTGTTTTAAATGTTATTATTGTTAATGGTTAATGTTGTGATTTATAGGTAACATGATGTGTCTATCTGGCTTTTTTTACCTAGTTTTGTTTTTTTGTTTTTGTTTTTTTCTTCGTATTCTTCTTCAAATTGTAATGTTTTTAATTGATCATATAATGTCCATTGTTCATTTGTTAGCTTAGATTCTAGTTCTGCTGTTAAATTTATTTTTGATATTGTTTTATCTTTTATAGGTTGATGACAGTGTGAACAGTTTTTTTCTATAAATGATCCTGTTATCATGTAATCTTCGAAGGTTATGTTTTTAGGAATTTTATTTGGTAATTTAAAAGGATTTGTTTTTTTCATTAATTTTGTGAATTTTTCTTCAGCTATTTTATACGTAGGTGCTTCTATTATTTCACAATTTGTTAATAATACTTTGTATATCATTTTATATGTTTTCATATATTTTGTTGTTATTAATGTATGAGCCAAACCGAATCATAGCTCAAATGGTCACCCCGTTCTCTAACCGCTTCAATATATGTCTGGAGATATATATTCACAATAAAGTGCACCATATCATTACAATATGGGGACAAGTGACTTTCCTTACTTATTTAATTATTAATCTGTTATATCTGTTGGTAGAATTAATGTGTCATCAAATTTGAATGGAATTGTGTCTATTCGTTCGATAACTTTTTCCCATAAAAATTTGTATACTTTCATTGGTGTATAATTACCCTTTTTTCTTTTTCCTTTTATTGTAGCAAATGATTTATATTTTGCTGTGTACATTCTTTCTATTTTGACTTTATTAATCATAAAATCATGAGCTATTGTTGATACTATTGCTCTTTCCATCATATGTCTATCTGTTCCTTTGTCGTAGTCTATGTCTCGCATTGATAATGTTAAGAATAATACACCCTTATCTTTCATTATATTTGGTAATACCATTAAATCTTTTTCTATATCTCCTCCTTCTTTTAGTATTCCACAATAATCTAGATACATTACATTGAAGCTTTCTCTTGCCTCGATACATAAATCATAAATTGAGATAAATCTTGTATCTGGTAATGTTCTCATTTTTTTTGCTATTGTAGGATTATTATCAATGGATAGTATTCTTGCTTTTGTTTCTTTTCTTACTTGGTTATATGATTCTCCTTCTCCGAATAAATCAAGGAATGTTGTTGTTGGGTCTTTTTCATATTCTTTATTAATTGTTTCTATTATCTTTTTTCTGATTATTTCTTTATCTTCTCCTTTATATTGTATTAATTCTTTTTTGATTTTAGGCATGTTATTTGTGATATAGTTTCCAGTCTGGGCAATCTATAAAATGGTTTTTCTTAATAATAAATTTTTTAACTGTGTTATCTAACATTTTTATTTCTTCCTCTATTTCTACTATTGGTGTCCATGTTCGTTCACCTTTTTTGTTTATATATGTAACCTTGTAAAGTATTTTTGCTCCACAACTACATATTTTTTCACTGTTTGGAACAATGTCAACTATTTTGTTTTCTGTTGAACTTATTCTTGCTTCTACTTTCATATATTTTGTTGTTTATTGTGAACTGAATGTAAGTGATAAAGATTTTCACTTTATAGTAAGATATTTATGTGTTCATGGTTAAATTCGAGTTTTTCATCATAGAACCGCAATAGGTTCTCCGAAATCCACGGATATAATTTGTTGGGAACATAAGCCTGTAATCAATGTCTGCCTATTGGCCGTCGCTGATTACTTCGTAGCACTAAGCTATTAGTAGAATCTTGCGTTAGTCTAATTTCGCCACACTTACATTCAGTTCACAATGTTAATAATTATTTTTGCTGACTAGTTGCTGATAAAATAGTTTGAATTGCTTGATATTCTGGATTAGCAAAGTCATTTATTGCTCCTGTAATACTAAACATTATTCCTATTGAACTAAAAGTTAATACAACCATTCTCGATATCCACCATCCACTTGGGTCATGATCCCATTTATCTTTCATTTTGTATTCTTTATCACCTCTTTTAAATAGTATAATTCCTCCTATAATAAGTATTAGGAATATAATTGTTCCTGCTATGTTTGTCCATCCATCTATATAAGATTGTTTAATTAATACAGCCCAGAGTCGTGTTCCTACTACGCCAAACTTTTCACTTAAGACGCTAATTGTTTGTTCTATAATTGTTGGTATATTTTGCATATATATTTATTGTTTATATTAATAATGTATGATGTACTTATGAGGAGATTGAATGGAACTCAAAAAAATACAATCTATAAAATTAAGCAGTCTTCTTAAAATTATAGATTAAAGTGCAGTTATTGATTATTACCCGCATTCCTTCAATCATCCCCCTCATAAGCACACCATATTGATAAATTTCAGTCTAAGGAACATTTTTGCATTATGTTTCCTCATGACAAAAGCCAAAATCACGTTGAGTGATTTTGGCTTTTGTGTTATATTTAATTTTAAGCGAATATATAAGGACTTAACATACTTTGTGATACTTTTTTGGATTTAATGTTATATTTTATTTCATTTTCCATTAACATTAAACGGCAGAAAGCTAAGTTTGTTATTTCTTCTGTGTTTTCACCGTATATCTTTCCACATTTTATGTAGAATTCATTTTTATATTTAATTGAAAGCTTTGTTATTCCTACAAAAACACCAGCTATTGTTGCAAATTCAATGTACATAGATTTTTTAATGTAGTTAGTAAACTTGATAATGGTTGATATGCTTCGTATCCGATTGTTTTTTGATAAGCATTTACTGCATTGTTAAAGTCTTCATCGTTGGTTAATTCTTTTGGCATATATTTTTTTGATTAGGTTAATAAGTATGGAGACACAATAACGCGGATTAATGAATAAATTAATTCTCTAAATTTACTTTAGCGAAAAACTTTTTAATAGTATTTACTGAAATATTCGTATATTATATTGTTTCGATTGTAGTTATATTACTTTAGTGGTTATATGGTGAGAGTATCATTCCAATAGCAGACTGAAGATATTATAACATTCAAAACAAAATTTAATAAACCAATATTACGTAGGATAAAACTGCATTAATCCACATAATTGTATCTCCATAAATTAATAATACTTCAAATGTCTTTCATCTACCCATTGATGTTATATACTTGATAAGAAATTAAAAAAATAAGTTAAATTATTAAACCTTATTATATATATCCTGTTTAAAATATATATGGATTTCTATTGTGTATATAAGAAAATAAAATGATTATCAAAGAACATATGGGTAAGTGAAAAACATTTGAAGTGCAAACGCTCTATATTAAATAAACTAGCAACGGGATATAAGAACATATATAAATGATAAATTATATATATTTATTTAAAAGTTGCTGAGATTATCATTGCATCTCACTTGGACTTTATTACTTATATCCCTCTTCTAATTTACTTAATCTCTAAACAAACTAGAATAAGAAGATAAGCTGGAGTTCTGGTGTCCCATATAACTAGTATTAATAAGGGCTATATATAACTCGTTATCTTCTTGTTCTAGTCTGTTTAGCTAGAGTATAGTTGTTTTACGTTACTATCAAACGCGTTACTTCCATTAAGGAAGAAATTGTTTGCCAAGCATTAAGCTAGGACTTATAAAATAATATGAAATATATAATAAAATGATTAACGTCTGCATTAAGGAAGAACAATTAATATGTTTATGTATATATTATATTATGAGTGTAACCTGTTTAAATTACACTACTATCAGAACGGTCGATAAACTCTAATTTTTAAACTCTATTTCTAAAGCTCCCATTATTGAGTTCCACTTCTGATTATTGAAATAGTTGTTTAAAAAGGAATAACAATTGGTTTTACAACCATATCAGCTTCGTCGGGTGTCATGATTAAATGTCTTAATTTTTCAGGGTATTCTTTTCCATCTGTTTCATTTAATATCATATGTGGTGTACCATCTTCATTGAATATAGGTTCAAATTGTACGTATAAAGTAGCATTATTGAATGGGAATACATATGTTCCCTCACCTTTTGTGTCTGCACCAGTTTGGAATCTTAGAGGACCTTCCATTCTAGGTTTTCCTTTATTAGTTTCACTTTTATTGAAATTTTTAGCTCTAAAGGTTTCATTAAGTAAAGCGAATGTATCAGGTTCTGCATATATCTCTTTCATTCCTGTTTCTTTATAATCACCTTTAATATTTGAAACGTGTAATTCTTGTTCATTTTTCATATTTTAATTCATTTAATTCATTAAGTTCATAATAATTGATTCTACCTTGTTTACGATGGTATGAACGCTTTATCTCCATTAAGGAGAATATTGTTGTGCCAAGCATTAAGCGAGGACTTATTATTGCGATTTTGTGGATTTCTCCGAATTCGGATTTAAACCCACCTCTACCCGTTACCACAAAACTACGTAACATATGTAATAAAACACGCGTATCGCGCATCTCGACCTTATTACCTACATATACATAGTTTTAACTCACACTACGCGTCCGTATCCACAAGCTACGAACAACGCACTATACACTATTTACTATAAGATATAACTAATACCTTATACCTACATAGTTTTAATACGTTACGCGCTACGCGTTACGCTACACATAGCAGTGAAGTAACACACATAACGATACTCTTCGCAGCGGGCACCACAGAGCCTTACAGGGGCATGTAATGTGTTGTGTGCGCTTCGTATTATTATGTTATTACATATACATAGTTTTAATAGTGGGTATGGGGGGGGTGGTCGATTTAGGTACTGAAAAAATTCGGGAGGACTAGGGAAATGAACCCACCTACGTTTTTCACTTTCCTTGGCCATTCATAAAATCCGAGTCATGCGGTCTCGTTTAAAACGGGCCTTATAAATCAAGGGTCGCACAAAAAATTCCAAAAAAATTGTAGAAAAAAGGGGTCGAAGGGGCACGATAGACGTAGGTATATAGCACCCCCCCTGTTTTTGTCCGAAACGAGCCTTATGTTATATGGTTCGTTTGGCGCGTTTTTAGTCTTTGAGACATTGTGGGGACCCCTAATTCTAAAGGTGTGATTTGGTGTAGTGAAATAAAAATAAAAAAAGAGGGCACAACGAATTGTTCCCTCTTTAAAATTACAAACTTCTAACCATTGGATATAAAACTAAATCCCTGATATATACTCTTAGTTTATCACCTGTTTGATTTGATAATATTTCTACTTCAAATTCTGGATTTGTGTCTTGTATCAACTTAAATGAAATCTTACTAGTGTCAATCTTGGCTATAAATTCTTGATCGTTGTATTTTACACTCTTAAACATTGTTACCTCCTTTCTGCTTTAAATGATTGATATATATTACGTTTCCTTTTTTTGTTAAGAATAAAATCTTACCATCTTTATACCTACGAATTATGGTAATAAGCTTGTTCTTTAATAAGCACCAGTAGATCTTATCCATATAATTTTTACCTTTATAATAAAATGTTATAACTAGTGTTGTCATTGTTTACCTCCTATCTTAAAACCTACATGCACTCTTTCGTGGTCTGAGCATTTATTGGGTAATCTAACAAATAATACAACTCGTTGAACGAAGTAACCAAGTGGTGTTGCTTCTCTACACGTTTCAAAACTTGGGCAGTTAATACACTCGTTTTGAATCGTTGATTTTTCTGTAAGACCACAACCTATTATCTTGGCGCAGTCTAAGCAAATAATTAATTTCATGCGATATTCCTTTCTTGTTGTGAGTCTTTTATTCTTTTGACTCTGATTAATAACTCGATTATTTCTTCTAGTGTTAATGTACCAAATAAAAAATGTAAAGCTTTATGACGTTCCATATCCATTACTAAAAGGTTGTAATAATAATTACCACCTCCTCTGCTCTTTGGTACAATGTGATGTTTATTTTTTATACCCTTTCGTTTAATGAATCTAGCATCAAGAACCTTAATACGATTGAACTTTTTGAGCTTCATTTTGACCTCCTATTTAATATTGTTAAGTAACTTTTCTTATATTATACCACTTACCAAATATAAAAGATATTTATTGTAGGACCAGAGGGACTCGAACCCTCAAGATTTATTTTCTAAAAATAACGCGTCTACCAATTGCGCCATGGTCCTATTGCGGAGAATGAGGGATTCGAACCCCCGTGGCTGTTTAGGCCATCTCGTTTTCAAGACGAGCACCATCATCCATCTCGGTCAATTCTCCGTGCGGTAGACTATGTACTCGAAACATAATCGACTAAGACCACTCTCTTTAGCAAAGAGGTACAGCACCTTACTGTTTAATCTACCATTTGTGACCTCACCCAACTATGATCTGGGGTTCCTTGCTTGAGAAGCAAGTGTCCTAGTCCAACTAGACGACAAGGTCAATGTGCGACGCGTGAGAATTGGACTCACTCTCTCTGCTTGGAAGGCAGATATGCTACCGTAACATTTGCATCGCGATGTGCCCTTACATGGATTCGAACCATGATAGTCTCATTAAGAGTGAGATATTCTGGCCATTGAATTATAAAGGCGATGTGCGGAATGAGGGAATCGGACCCCCTGCGTCTTACGTGTAGGGTAAGCATTCTACCAGTGAATTAATTCCGCAATGTGAGAAGTGAAGGAGTCGGACCTTCATTCCAGGGTTAGAAACCCTGTGCTCTATCCGTTGAGCTAACCTCCCGTGACCTATCTGGGTAATGCTCCCAGTTTTCTTGGGTGAAAACCAAGTGAACTACTTCTATTCGAATAGGCCATGTGGATCGTATCGGAATCGAACCGATGCCTCCTTCGTGCAAGGAAGGAATTCTACCATTAAAATAACAACCCATGGTCCGCGATGATGGTATTGCGCCACCGTATCTGAAGTATCAGTTCAGTGTTCTACTCTTAAACTAATCGCGGGTAGGAGATGAAAGAGTTGAACTTTCGAAGGGAAGGTATAAGCTTCCTAGTTTACCGTTAACTTAATCTCCTAAACTATGTCAGGGAATGACCCTGACTATGTCGGTATAGCTAGACTTGAACTAGCACTTGTTCCGCTTTTGAAACGGATGCGTCTACCAATTGCGCCATATACCGTGGTGTCCCGTGAAGTGGATTTGCACCACTACCTATAACGATTTTAAGTCGTTTGACTCTACTGTTGGTCTATCACGGGAATGTGCTCTGTCATGGTAATGCACCATGTTATTTGGTTTTTCGGGCCAATACATTACTTTTATGTTAACAAAGCTTTTTCTTATAATAATTTTTCATATAAAGATTATTTGCTTCTTTGCACTCATCGCATTTACAACCACTTTTATATTTAGAATAAGTTCCATGTTCTGCTGGGATTCTTTTCCTCCAGCCATGATATTCCCTATTATAAGCAGCACAAGCTTCTTTACATATATCACAATGACAATATCTATATGAGGATAGTGTCCCATGAGTTCCTTCTGCTCTTACCTGTTTTTTTTCTTCTAAGGTTTTATCATTATGATGTTTTTTGCACAACAATTGGCATTTATCTAATTCTCTTTTAAAAACTTCTATCGAAGAAGAATAAAGAGAAGAAATATTATTTTCCTTTGTTGTTTTATCAATGTGATGAAACTCTAGATTTAGAGTAGAGGAGCATTCTGCACATTTATTACCAAAATATTCTAATGCCCATATTCTTCTCTCTTCACGTTTTACTTTCTGTTTTTCTATTTTATTCATAATTATATTTTATCATATAAGTCTTCATAAAACAAGCATTACTTTTATGCTAAGGAAGCATTGAGTCGTGTAGTGGATTTGCACCACTGCGTTGCCAACTTTGCAGGAAGGCGCCTTACTGTCTTGGCTAACACGACATGGAGCCCCAATGCTGACTTGCACAGCACTCTCTAGTTTACAAAACTAGCACATCGCTATCTATGTTTTCGGGGCAGCCAGGATACTTCTATCCCGTATGGATTTTATTATTTAATGTGTAGTTCTCCTTACTACATTACAGTGTTGCGGGACTGGGTGATGATCCCAGACATCGAGCTTATGAGACTCAAACCTCTACCGAGAGTCCCGCAATAAATTATTAACTTTTCAAAGAAACGTGTGCCCTCACTAGGAATCGAACCTAGATAGCCTGGTTAAAAGCCAGATGTTCTACCACTGAACTATAGGGGCTGGGGTGGCCATCGGGGATTACACCCGAACTGATTCCTTCACAGGGAACCGTGCTATTATTACACCATAGCCACTGCGGGATTAGGGAGATTCGCACTCCCGATACTTCGTAGACAGCGAAGCGTGTTACTACTACACTATAACCCCATTTGGTACTTTTAATACCATTGCTCACCCCGTGTGATTCGAACACACATCTTTCGAATTAACAGTTCGACGCTCGACCAGTTGAGCTAAGGATGAATATTTTGGTTATTTACATAACCCTTGTGAGTCGGAAAGGAATTGCACCCTTATTCACAGTTTCGAAGACTGTTGTCCTATCTGTTGGACGACCAACCCATTGCTCGGGAACATGGATTCGGACCACGATTATTCGTTTCAGAAACGAATGTCCTGCCCTTAGACGATTCCCGAAGGGCTACGAGATTTGGATTCGAACCAAAATCTACAGGGGCCAAAGACCTGCGTCCTACCGTTAGACGATCTCGTAATAAATGTTCTTGCGAACATAGTCAGGGAAGAAGGATTCGAACCTTCGATACACAGTTCCAAACCGTGCATGATACCATTTCATTATTCCCTGATATAAAAAGAAAACATATACTTGACGTATATGCTCTAAGTGAAAACTATTTATTTTTTATTTTACCTGATACGGTTTTAGTTTCTCAATTAGATCCTCAGGGTTTTTTACTTCTACAGTTTCAATGACTCCTATTACAGACTCGTCATTTTGTCCTGGTTTAAACCTATCCCCGAAGTATATACAATCTTCTTTGTTCCAATTTAATTCTTTTATTAATTTTTCAATGTTCCTCCCTTTTGTTCCATCCTTTCTCGTGTAATCCAGACATGTGGTTCCTGCTACTGTGACTTCTACATTATTGCTATTGAACGGCACTGTATTTAAAACTTCTTTTCTAAAATCTCCTTGTATATCAAAAGCTTTCTTATCATCAACATTAGCATTATGCCCAAGAAAACTAAACGCCATTTGTGAGCCGCGGTCTTGGAGTAAATCTGTTTCATCTAAGAAGTATTCTGGATATGATGTCCTTAATATGGATATATGATTTAAGACTTCTTCCTTATCTTCTTTGGTGAGTTCGTTCTTCCAAAACTTTGTATGGTTCCCTGACTGGGCTAGAAGAAAATCAGTTTGAAATTTACCAAGCTGTTTTTCAATTTGTTCTTTTTTTGCACCACTTATTACAGAAACATCTTCGCACTCTAAAGAACACAAAGCTTTAAACATTTCTGGCTTCATTTCTTGTCTCGAGTCGGTTATTGTATTGTCCATATCGAATATAAAGTGTTTCATTTTTTCGTTTAATTCTAATAATATTATTAAACAGTAGACGATGTTACTACATTTTTTCTCATAAAATTTATTGTTAATTAATAATTGGGCTAATCCCTACATACATCTTATACTAATCATAAACTCTTGTCAAGTGTTTTTTATAACTAAAATATATCTTCATCGACTTCTTACATCCCCACCTACCTAATAATAATTTTCTATTTACTTTTCTTTTTTTGGGAAATCTTTTTTTATAGTTCATTACACTATGGTTGAATCTCGTTGGCTGCCTAGTCGGTAGTGAGCCGAGGGCTATTATTTTCATTCAACCGCCATTGTGCGCTGAGTTAGAATCGAACTAACTTTCCCGAAGGCACGATTTTACAGACCGCTACTCACCCATTGAGTATTCAGCGCATTAACATTATATCTAGTATATTCCTTGACATGAAACTTGTCAAGTGATATACTGTCTCAATGGGGATGAAAGGTTTAGATATTAATTGTCCTTTTATGGCCGCGAGAAAGAGCATATCTACTAACTCTTGATGTGTAGGTAAAATCAATTGCAAAGAATTCAATTCTTAGCCCGTTCTTTTCGACAGTAGGTTCGTTGAATCTCGCTTTCGTTTAAACGGAGTTTCTAGTTCCTAATATGGGGCGTTCTAGTAACTTAATATAAAACCATATTGCAATATATATCCATTGCCAACTCTCGATATATATAAGACTTGAGTAAGGGGTATCTTGGGTAAGTCGTGTCCGTATGTCTTCCAAGTTAATCTAGAATAATCGGAATATTTCTCGTAGACGTTATGAAAACAAATAGTACACTCGGTTTCGATACCGACTTCTCCACTAAATATTATTATTAATTATTAAATTATTATGAAGAAAAAAGAAAATAAAGTTGTACGTACAAAAGAAGAATTATCACAAGTGTGGCTTAATTTAGGATGTGGAGTTTCACTTGCAGATTTACCATTTATTAATGTAGATAAGTTTTTTAGTAAGGAGGATCTCGAGAAAGGCATAAAAGAAAAAGATCCAATGTTAGTAAATGCAAGAGTTCCTAAAGGTGCAAAGTTTATTCAAGCAGATTATTGTAACCTCCCACTTGAAGATAATTATGCAGATTATATAGAGTGTAATGATTCAATAGAACACATGGCAATGGCAGAAGTTATTCCAGCACTCACTGAGATGTATCGTGTATTAAAACCAGGAGGAAAACTTTGTATATCAACAACTAATTTTGATGAACTTGCAAAACTTTGGATTTTAAATGTTACAGGAAATCCATTAAGTACCAAACAGGATATTGATAGATATATAACATTATCTCAAGTTATTTATGGCAACCAAGCAGGGCCAGGAGAATTTCATAAGGTTCCATTTACCCCCTTCTCATTAGGGTATTATTTACAAACAGTTGGATTCAAATTAAAGGATATAACTATTACTGTGTTTCCAACAAACAGCCCACTAATGACTCCACAGAAAGCTTATGATCATTTTATATTTAATAAAGGAACAGTCGTATTAACAGAGGCTCTATGGGCCGAAGCAATAAAATAAATTTATGGAAAAGGTAACAATATATACAACAAAAACATGTCATTACTGCAAGGATGTAAAAGAATTCCTTGATAGTTATAAAGTTAATTATACTGCAGTAGATGTTGGAAGTGACGCAGTTGCAAGAAGAGAAATGATAGAAAAGAGTAATCAAATGGGAGTTCCTGTAATTACAATAGGAGAAGAATTCATTGTTGGATTTGATAAAACTAAAATAAAAGAATTATTACACTTAGGAGAACATAAGATATAAGATGAAAAGTATAGACTCAGAACAATTCTTTAAACTAATATCAACTCATTCTGGGGTTCCTGATTTACAAACAGTAAGAGATATTTATTATGGAATGGTAAGAACTATGTCTAGGGAATTAAGAGATAGACAGGTAATTAGACTTCCAGATTGGGGTGAGTTTAATCTGAAAATTCACAAAGGTAGAAAAATGATTAATATTAATACTGGACAAATGACTCAAATTTCAGCTAAACCAACTGTTAAATTTTCACCTGACTATAAGGTAAAGAAATACTATTATGCCCTAGGACAAGAGAGTACTATGATATAATAAACCAATATGGCAACACCTTTAGAAGCTTTACAAAACAGAGCAGATACACTAAAAAATAGTTTAGGTTCTTCTCCCACTGCATATGCACCAAACACCTTACCATCTAGGGGGGATATCAGTAAGGATACTCAACTAGCTTCTATAAATAAACAAATCGAAGATACTAGAAGTAAGCAAATAAGAAATGAATGGTACGGACCATCAGTAGCTCCAGTAGAAGATACAGGAGATACAGATGGACTTTTTATGAAAGGATTAAAAGCATTACAGAAACCACTTAATGCTATTGTTGGTGCGGGGCAATATGCACTTGGGAAGGGATCTCAGGGTAGTTTAACAAGTAATATTAATAATGCAATGAAGACAGGATTAACAGCGGGGGATGTACTTAAGCAATATGGTGCACCTAGGGCTCTTCAGGTTCCATTAGGTTTTGCTCTTGATGTTATGTTTGATCCAGTAAACTGGTTGACCGCAGGAACCGCAGCACTTATTCCACGAGTTGGAACAGGTATTGTAAAGGGAGCAATGAAAAAAGCAGCAATAGAAGGAGTAGAATCAGTTGCAGAATCGGGATTAATGGGTGCAATTAAAGGTGGAGTTACTGGTTTAACGTCGGGACTACAAAGTAAAGCATCAACTGTTTTAAATTTGATGCCACTTGCAAAGAAAATTGCTAAACTAGCACCAGTAGTAGAGGCAACTGGTGTAAAAACTAATACCGTAAGTAATTTAATAAAAAGAGGAGCTACTGGATATACTAATTTTACAGAAAGAGTTGGAGAAGCAGCAATAAAAGGAGCTGATAAGTTTGATGCACTAACTGGAACTACATATTTAAATAGAATAAATAAAACTCCTTATGGTTTTAAAGGTGGTTTACTAGGAGACACAGCAGAAGCAGCGATAGAAAAGATACCATCAGTAACGATTTTTGGAAAAGCAACACCTAAAGGTGAAGATATTGTTGATTTCTTTAAATATTCAACAAAAAAAGCAGCAGATGTTGCAGATTTAAGAGATAAGGTTATTAATTTAGCTAAAAATCAAGGTGCAATTTTAACAAGAAGCGCAGAGGGTGCTAATTTTCAATCAATCGATGATTTTTTGAAGCCAGGAGCAACAATAAAACTAAAGGATCAAATTGGTGATACTTTAGATCAAATAATTCGCGAAGCAGATGGGTCTCTAAAACCAGAATTCGCAGGACAAGCAAAAATAGCAGATACAATGGAAAATGCTAAGTCATTATTGGACGCAGCAGGAACAGATTATAATCTTAAACATTTAACTGAGGCTTATAAGGTAACTGAAAAAGGAAAAACAGGTGTTGGATGGTACGATGATGCATTAGATAAATTAAAATCGACCACAGTTGATGATGTTATTCATGGACGATTAGGAAATGGCAACACTATCGACTTAGTGAAAAACGAAGCAGATGAATTAGTAAAAACTTGGAACTCTTATGGAAAAGTAAGAGATTTAAAACCATTTGAAAAACTATTAAATGCACAACAATCTTTAATTTCTGTTTTCAAATCAGCAAAAGTTCCAATGAATGTAGGATCTCACGTTGTTGCAACAATAGGTAACTTTTTTATGGGGTCCATGATGGGTCTTCCTATGTGGAAACCTGAATACATAAAATCTATTGCTAAATCCAGTGCACTAGTAAAAGGAAAATTAGGAGCAGCAGGATTTAAGGATATATTTTTCAATGATATGAATTCTTTAATTGATCTTGCTGATAATAATCCAACTAGATTTAAACAATTAACAGGATTAGATCCAAAAGAAATAGCAAGTAAGTTGGCTATAGAGGAAAAAATAACACACGTTCTTAACGAGCAATCAACAAGGCAACAAGTTATGCAGGTTATGAGGGATGCGATTGACAGAATTGAAGAAGGGGTTATAACTGGTGATAAACTTTCAGATTTTAAAAATGTTGCAGACGACGCAGCTAGGATGGCAGCAGAATCTCCAACTAGTAAAAAAATGATGACAGAAGGCATGAAGAGATTTGAAACTCCATCTGAAAATCTAGCTAAGGCATTAAAAGAATCTCCAATAAAAAGATCTGAAGAATTTGGTTCTTATACTACTAGTGAAATTGGGCCAAACGCAACAATGGATAAATTAAAAGATTATTTACAGAAACAAGCAGAACTCCAACCATATAATCCAATAGTAAGGACTGCTAATACAATGGTTAATAGTATGCCAAGGTGGTATGAACATATTGACCAATCTTTTAAAATAGGAACAGCTGATTACTTAACTAAGATAGGATTAACAGAACAAGAATTAGTAACTATTTCCAGAACAACTCCAATGCTCAAGGAAGATATATTGGAACCTATTATACAGAATGGAAAAAAATATTTTAGATTAACACCATTGAAAGCATCAGAAGTTGCAACAGAAGCATTCATGAACTACGCAGCTATGCCAGATTTTGTACGTGTAATGAGAGCCCTTCCAGTTGTTGGTTCACCATTCTTATCGTTCCCATATGCAATGGCAATAAAGACCGCAAAGACAGCAATAAATAATCCTGCGTTATTTAATAAAATAGGATATATAATAAATGAAATGAACGCAGCAAGAACTCCACAGGAAAAAACACTCTTAGAGGAAAAATATAATGAATACTTAAAATCTCCCACTGTTGTCAAAATGTTTGGTATGTGGAATACTGATATTAAAAACCTAGTTCCTTATTACCAAATGAACATGTTTAATCCATCACAAAGAACATATACAGGTAATACTGTTGGAAGTGATATTATGAAAATTTCTGATAAATTCCCCATTATGCAAGATCCAATTGGACAGGTAATTAAGGATTATTTTATTCAACCATGGTTACTCTCAGGTTCTGGTGATGTAGCACAAGGACAATTTGGTCAACCATTATTTCCATCTTATGATTCTAGTGGTAAACCAATCGAAGCAAGTATTGGAACAAAAGCATTCTACGGAGGTAGATCATTGGCAGAAACAGTAGTTCCTGGATCATTAGCATATTTAGGATTAATTAATAGTGTAACTAATTTATCACCAGAAACTGTGGATCTTTTTCCATCATATGGAGGAAGAAACCTGGCTAATGCTACACAGGGGAGAAGTTCTATTGGTGCTATAACAAAGGAAGATGCAGTTAGAAAAACATTAGGATCTTTATTAGGTAGGTCTGGGTTGCCAGCTTACACATTAGATACTACTAAAGCAACGTCGGGACAGTAGTAATTATTATTTAAGTTATAAAATTTATGGAAGAAGAAAAAATAGGAGGCACAGGAGCAATAAAAGATACATTAGATGTTAGAGATTTTCAATATGCTGATGTTGGAATGTCACTACCACCATTTGATTGGGAGAAGGGTTTTGATATTGAAGAAGTTATCGGAAAAAAATTAAAGGTAAAAGATCAGAATGGTTCTGGATCTTGTGGTGGACAAGCTTGGGGTTATTATGGAGAAGTTCTTGATCAAGACAACGAAGAAAAATCATCTAAATTTATTTACTCACAAACATTTGTAAAACCTGCAGGAAGTGCTGGAAGAACCAATAGTGATTTAGTTACTAATAAGGGCTGGGGGGATGAAAAATTAACACCATCTTATGATAATGGATTACCTCCAGGAGAAGCATTTATGCAAAGAAAGTCAGATATAACAGAGGAAGCATACAAGGAAGCCTTAATAGATAAAGCATTGTCTTACGCAAACGTATATTCTAATATTGATGCAATTGCACAAGCAATGGAAAATAATAAAGGTTGTATCATTGGTATAACTGGTAAAAATAATGGAACATGGTCATCAAAGTTTCCGCTACCCCCTATAAGCGTAGATAATTCTTGTTGGAACCACTGGGTCTATGTTGGTAAAGCAAAAATGATTAATGGAAAAAAATATATTGGATTCTTAAACTCATGGGGTGAATCAACTGGGGAAAAAGGATGGCAATGGATAACAGAAGATTACGTTAAAAATCCTTTTATTTGGTCCACTTGGACAATGGTTTATAATTTTCCAAAACCAGTTAATTATATTTTTACTTCAAATATGCAAGTAGGAAGTAGAGGAATCGAGGTAAAAGAGCTACAAAAGAGAGTTAATGCAATTCCCTTAGACGGTGTTTTTGGACCAAAGACCAAAAAGGCAGTACAAGATTGGCAAACAAAACACAATTTAACCCCAGACGGTTTAGTTGGCCCTAAAACTATCGCTGAATTAAATAAATAAGTTATCCACAGTTGATATATGAAAAAACTTGCTAAAAATCTTAAATATGATACTATTGATTACATCCCTCTTAGGGTAGGAACTGAGAACTCCTTCAAAGAGGTATTATTAGTTAACATAAAAAAAATGAGTAATATTTTTACATTAGACTGGAAAAGTGTAACAAACGCGTTAGTTGTAGCAGTTGTTATAGGGATTGGGGCATCGATAGCATATATTCTCAACGTTGGGGATTTATTTTCTATTGATATTCACTCTCTTGCAAATGCTTTTGGGTTAGCTGTATTGGGCGGTATAGGCTCACTTATAACTTCTTTCTTGACCACAAGTCAGGGAAACTTTATTGGTGCTGTTCCTGTTAAATAAAGAATTGTCCACTTAAGGACTACCATGTTTAAAAAAATAATAATTGTTCTTTTAGTGATTGCCTCCCTGTTTGTTTTCCACCTACAAAGGTTAGTTGCAGAAGATCAAAAAATAGTACCGTTAGAGGTAGTAGTAGTAGAAGAAGTTAAACCTCTAACATTGGAACAGCACGTAGAGCACATCTTCGGAGACAACTCGGAAGTAGCATTAGCTGTTTTCAAGCATGAAAGTGGACTAAATTTAACATTAACTCATTATAACTGTAGATACGTTAGTGAGAAAACTGGAAAGACTTATTCAACAACATGCAAAAAGGGAGATAAGTATAAGTCATGGTCAGTAGACTGTGGCATCGCTCAGATTAATACTAAGGGCCAAGTTTGTCCAGCAAATTTATTAAATCTAGAAGGCAATATGAAAGCCGTGGAAAGGATTTATAAAGAGCAAGGAATACGAGCTTGGGTAAGTTACACATCAGGAGCATACAAGAAGTTTCTACCAAAAAAAACATAATACTTAATTAACAAACACTAGACAACAACTTAAACAGTATATAAAAGCTAGATGTCATATAATTAAATATTAACTTTTATTGAATGAATATTTCGACCTTTCAATAAATTAAAAACTATCTTAAAGAACTAACCATTTGTCATGTACAGAGTTGACAAATGGTTTTTCTTTTGCTACACTAGATATAGTTATTTGAAAAGGTGTATAAAGTTCTGGGTGAGTGAATAATCTCTTTGACGGGAGATAAACTACATTGATGCGAGTGGGCTCGCGGAGATGATAGGATGGAATTACAACTTGTAAAAGGTACGTCTCCAAAGTGGCTGTGGAATCAGCCAGTTGACAGTAGTATTGTTTATGCCCTCCTGCAGTTGGGTTTAAATAGTCGTCAATTTATGACAAGCTTCCTAGGTAGGTGGAAAGTCACTGACAATAAGGGGTAGGTTACTCTTAAAGTCTGCAAAAATAAAAGCCATAATCTACTCCATCCTTAGTGGAAACCATAATCCACTCCCAGAACTTTATACATCTTAGGTGAACAGAAGGGGAAATTTTAATTTCCAACGGGGGAATAAATATGAATAATATTTGATTCGAGAATTAATCACTCTCACACATTAGCTTCCCCCTTCTTTTCATCTCATGTACTGTGGTATAATTAAACCATTATTAAATAATTTTTTAAACTTATGTTAGATCCAAACGTAGAACCATCATTAGCACCAGAATATCCACCACAAAGTTTGCCACCATCAACAGTAGCACCTGCTCCTGTATCTCCTGATGAAGCTAGTGGTATGTCTCAATTAGAAATGAGACAAAATTTACAAGATTTAATGAGTAAAATTGATAGTAAATATCAAGATTTTAGTTCACAAAACTTTTCATTAGAAAATAAAGTTAAAAGTTCAAAAGGAGATGCTCTTCGAATGTTTTTTGATATGTTACAACAAGCAGGAGTAGATCCTAGTAATGTTGAAGATGTAAATGCTTTCTTGCAAAAAATAAAAGAAAATAATCCTGAGATTTTCCAACAAATAGAAAAAATTCTTCAAACATTAATATCAGAAGATGATACAACACCAGAAGATGATACTATGCCTGAGGAAGGTATGGAAATTTCACAAGTAACCACTGATATAAATAACCCAACTACACCAAATATGAATATAAATACAAATGAAACACCACAACAAAACATATGAGAACGTGTTTTCCTCCGATGTACCAAATAGTAAATCACGACTACAGGTTGATAATATATCAGCTGTAGGCATGGAGTTAAACCAATATAGGACACTTACACATAATTTTTTAACAGAGATGTATTCTGATCTTTTTTTGAATTGTGTCAAACTTGCGTGGTTAAGAAGAAGATTTGTATTTTATGGTTCAAAAACAGTTATGCCAATGAGAAATAATTCTCGTGTTCTAACTAATGCGTTTACTAAGTTCCTAAGAAGGAATATTGGTAATGATATTCAAATAATAACGAAAAGTAAATTTTTTAATAAATTAGATCTACATTATTTTAATCAATTATTTCCAGGATTTGAAGAAGAGAATCCTTTCACTAATCCAGATTTCTATAAATTTCCTTATAAAAATATTTCAATGGAATTCCTACTGGTTGTATATCAAATGGATGATCGTTTTGAAATATTACAAGAAGCTGATAAGAAGAATATGTCTTATGCAGTTTTTTTAGATTACATCTTGAACCATACTCTTTGTGAAAATGATTTGTTGGGATATGGTAAATATGAATTAACTCAAAGTAAGGATTTGAGATCACCATACTATATTAAGGATAATGATAAACTTTTAAAAATTAAGAAGAAGAAAAAACTATGAATAAATTAAAACCAGTTGTATTTGTGCAAGGTAAATATGCATATAACAACCAAAACACAACCCAACAAATAATGCTATTAAAGGCATTGCAAATAACACAAGATCCTAAGAAATTGAAGGAGTTAATTGGAGTAAAAACAGTAGCTGAAGTATACAGAACATTAGATAAGATGGCAATGAGAAAAGAATATCATTCATCATTAGCTAAAAATGGTATTACTTTTGATTATGTCGTAAAGGGTATTAAATCTGAAATAGATTCAGCTGATAAAGCCTCTGATAGACTAGCAGGATTAAACATGATTCTTAAATCTATTGGGTTAGATAAATATGAAGAAACAGCTGTTAGTGGTGGAAGTTGGGAAGATACATTATTAAAAATAAAAGCTGAAGCGGAAGAAAAAGGTGGTGAAATTAAATTAATTGAATATGAAGTAGCAGAACCAGTAATGCCTGAACACATTAGATTAGCAAAAGAAAAAGCAAACAAGGAAGCAGGACAAATTTATGGATAACAATCTTAGTGTTGAACAACTTGCAGATCCTAGATTTTACTTAGAACATTTCTGTAAAATTAAGGGAAAAGATGGAAAAGGATTAGTTCCCTTTATTCTTAAACCTGCACAGTTAGATATTTTTAATGTTATTCAAAGAAATAATCGTATCATTATCATGAAAGCTCGTCAAATTGGGTTCTCTACTGCGGTTACTGGTTATTTATATCATAAAACAATAACAATGGCAGGAGTTTCTACTGCTCTTGTTGGTTACAACAACGACCTTACAGCAGAACTTCTAGATAAAATTAAAACTTTTTATAGAACAACTCCTGATGCAATTAAACCTACGATTCACTATAACTCAAAGTTCGAAATTTCATTTCCAAAATCTGATTCAAAGATTTTAGTGCTCCCTTCTACTGATAACGTAGGAAGAGGATATACTATTAACTATGCACTACTTACTGAGGTTCCCTTCTGGGACAAAGCAGAAGATAAACTTGTAACATTGGAAGCTTCAGTACCTATTAATGGAAAAATCATCATTGAGTCATCACCTGGGGCTGTTGGAGATTACTTCCATAGAATGTGGGTATCAGAAAATGATTATGTAAAAAAAGAATATGGATGGTGGTGGAACTACTCCGAAGAGGAGATAGAAACAATACGAAGACGTATGAATAATCCACGTAAGTTTAATAATAACTACGCATTAGAATTTCTTATTTCAGGTAGAGCAGTATTTACGCAAGAAGCAATCAATTTACAAAGACAAGGAGTATTGAAAGTTGGAGACATTGTTAAACTAGAAGATGGATCTCAACATATGGTCAGAGAAGAAGAGGGATTTAGGATATATAAACCACCACAATCAAAACATTTTTATGTAGTTGGGGCCGACTGTTCTGAGGGTGTTACGGGAGGAGACTATTCTGTTGCTACAATAATAGATAGAAGCAATGGTGAAGAAGTTGGTATGTGGAGAGGTCACATTGCGCCAGATAAATTTGCTAAGGTTTTAGATAGATGGGGAAGATACTATAATAATGCATTAATGGTAGTTGAAGCTGAAGCACATGGAAATGTTGTTCTTAATGTTTTAAAACAAATGCTTTATCCATCTCTGTATTTTAGACCATCGCGATTTGACACAATTGGAAATCCTTGGAGTGATAAATTGGGATGGAAAACAACTAAGGTTACTAGACCTATTCTTATTGATGAATTTGAACAAATGACAAGAGAGGGAAATGTTATACTACATAGTAAGGAGACAGTAGATGAAATGACAACTTTTGTGTTTAATGATGCAAATAATATGGTTTGTATGGATTCATATAATGATGACTGTATTTTTTCTACAGCAATAGCATGTCAGGGATTCAAAGTTATTTCAGATAAACCAATGACACAATTGAATTATTTAAATCACTTACCAGAGGTTGGGTATTAATAATAAAATAGTACTATGATAAAATAGACTTATAAATATATGCTTACACAATATTCAAAATATACGCGTTACAATACTTACAACCCATCTAACTACGGCAAAGATGAGGTTGAATTTCAATCGAAGTTCATGTTATCTTTAATGGATGCTCGTCAGTATTTTTTACGCATAATTAAGCCAAGACTAGATAGATCATATAAACTTTATATCGCTTATAATGGAGACAGACAGTTACAGATTAAATCCTGGCAGTCAAATATATTCGTTCCTTACGTTCAAGCTGTGGTAGAAACTCTTATGCCTCGTGTTTTAGATGCACGTCCTGATTTTACTGTTCAAGGTAGAACACAAGAAGATCAAAATAAGTCAGAAAAACAACAACAACTAGGAGACTATATTTGGGAAATATCAAAAATGGATAGAACAGTAGAAGATGTTGTTCGTTCTTCTTTAGTTTATGGAACAGGATTTTTACAGGCTTCATGGAAGAAGGATGTAAGAAAACAAAAATTCTTAAAAACAAAAGATTTAAGTAAAAAGAAATATGAATGGAAAACAGAAGAAAAAACATTTTATGATGCACCAACAGCTGAATGGGTAGATAACTACTCTTTAATGTATGACTGGCACAACACGGATCGTGGATCTAAGCAGTATTGGTTTAAGAGATTGTGTTTAACTGCACCAGAAATAGTAAGACGTTATCCTAATGCTGATCCAGAACGTTTACAACTAGCTTTAAATAATCCAGGAGGTGATTTAACTGATTACGCTTCTATTAGAACACAGGTGAAACAAAACCAGGAACTTGTTGTTAAGGGTATTAATACATTTAACGGTATTAATACGTTTAATGGACCAACTTATGGTTCTTTTGGTTATGGTAGTGATAAATATAATACCTTTGGTGATCCAGAACTTCAAATGTACGAAGTTTTCGAATACACACAACCATTTCAAGATATGTACTCAGTTCACGTTGGTGGTGGATATACACCGATCTTCAAAGGAGGATGGATGCCTATTCCTTATGATTTTAAAGAAGCTACGTTTATTGATTTTCCTTACTTAAAGATTCCAGGAGAATTTGAAGGATATGGATTACCTATGATTCTTGAAAATCCTCAGATTATGATGAATATGATTAAAAACCAGCGTCTAGATGCTGCTACTCTTGGTATTCATAAGATGTGGATAGTTAACCCACTAGCAAACATTAATAAAGAAGAACTTGTAACACGTCCTTTTGGTATTATTTATTCAGTTGATCCTAATGGAGTTCGTGAAGTTCAATTTTCAGATATTAAAGCTTCAGCTTACAAAGAAGAAGATTTACTTAAGGCAGATATGCGTTACGCATCTGGTGTAGATGATTTTTCAATGGGAGCGGGAGGAGGAGCAAGTTCAGCAACAGAAGTACGACACCTTCGTGAATCAACACTTGAGCGTGTTCGTTTATTTGTAAACCACCTAGGAGATGGATTTTCTATTCTTATGAGATATTGGATGGATATGTCACGTCAATTTTTTACAAAAGATATGATTATTCGAATAATCGGAGATGATGGTAAGGAGATATTTCCACTTATTCAAAAAGATGACCTAGAAGGAAGGTTTGATTATAAAGCAGCAGTTCTTCCATCTATTGCAGGACAACAAGACATTAAAAAGAAACAAGACATGGATCTATTCCAGCTTCTTATTAATCTTCCATTCGTTGACCCTCAGAAACTTACACAAAAGGTTCTTGTTGATTGGAATTGGGCACTTGATTCTATAACTAAAAGTGAAGATCCAAATGTAAAAATAGCTGGAGCAGATGGAGCACCTGCAGTGGGTCCAGATGGGCAGCCATTACCACCAATGGAAGATCCTAATGCTGGAATTATGCAACCACCACCAATAATTGAAGCTCCACAACCAGGAATGAAAAATATATCACCAGATGTAGCGCAAAATGCATTAGCTATGCTAAGAGGAGGACCAGCAGGTGTTCCTTCAGCATTTACACAAGCATCTTCTCCCATAAATCTATTAAATATGTCTGGAACCCCACCAACAGCTGCACGTGTTCCACTACCAACATCAAATCCAAGGGGGTTAAATAAAAGCGGAAAAGTAAATACAAATACAAGCACTCACAGTATAAATAGTAATCCTGAAGCACAATTATTAAGTAGGGCAACTAGCCTTCAAAAAGGTAAATAATATGCCATTTCAAAGTTTAGCACAAATGAGGGGAGCTTTCAGCGGAGCATTAGGTCCAGAAATGAAAGCGCATGCACAAGAATGGGCTGATGCCACTAAGGATATAAAAAAACTACCTGAACATAAAATTAAAACAAAGACAAAAATAGCAATTATTAAAAAAACAATTAAGAAACATACAGGAAAAGGGGGACCAAGTGTAGATTCATCTTTTGAAGAAGCATCATCTCCCATAAATTTATTAAAATCTGGTGAGCCACCAACGGCTAGTGCGATCCCAAGATCAAGAGTAAATTCATTAGGCAATAAAATTAGTATTAATAATTAACATGTGGTATAATAATCAAATGAAAACAATAACAAAAAAAGAAATATTAAAAAAGGCGTGTGGAAAAGGTGGCCCAGTAGCTGACACAGTAACTGGGTTTAAAAGAGGGGCACAAAATATTAAAGAACATACAAGTAAAAACTATAACGAAGCATATGCGAACAATATGGCTAAATACAAAGAAGAATCAGCCATTAATAAAAATAACCTTCTTGATAAGGTGTATTCAGGAGCAAAAGGTGCTATATATGGTGGTGTAGGTGCTTTACATGCAATGGGTGAAAATATAAAAAGTAATGTAGATAAAGTAAAATCTATTGTATCTCCACAAAAAGAGGTATTAAAAAACACACTAAAAACAATACCATCATATGGAATAAGAACAATGCCATTAAATGCTCCCAAAACAATGCCTTCTAAAAATTCAGTTAAAAAGGCACCATTTAAATCAGTTGAAAAATATTCAGACCTAGATGCTATTCCTGAACCAGTTTCAAAAATGAATACCAAACAGAAAGATGAATGGTTCGAAAAAGCAAAAAGCTCTATAAATAAAAATAGACTTGATGCATATAATAAAAACAAGTAAGTAATTATTAATTTAAATATGAATATATAAATATGACAAATGAAAAAAAAGATTACTTTACACAAGATGTAAGAGATGCAATAAGAGAAATGTCAATTGATGAGATGAAGATAAACTTGAAAGCTATAGAAGGCACACCATATTGGTTCGCAATATTAAAATATACACTAGACAGAATAGCAGTTATACAAGACTCATTTCTCACACTAGATCCAGTTAAGGAACCATCAAAAATATCACAATATCAAGGTATAATTACAGGAATGTTAGATTTACAGGATGCAGTTTTATCTCTTAAATATGAATCAAAAAAAGCAGAAGATCCAAACACAAAAGAAGAAGAAGCTAAAAACGATTTAGGTGGAGCATATGGAAAATATTAGATACTTGTTTATTGATTAGTATCTATGTTATAATAATAATATGAACTTAAGTTTTACAAAATTAAAAAATGCAGGATTACCTAAAACAAGTGCAAAATTTGCTTCTTTTACTAAAGCACCTAGTATAAAACAACCTTCCATCAAGGCACCTAAGCTTTCAACAACAAAACAACCAAAGGCATTTAATTATTCTAGTATCACTAAACTTACTAAATTACCAAAATCTCCAAAGGTTACAATTTTAAAAAAGGCCGTTAAAAAAGCTAAGGCATTTAAATTTTCTTAATATGAACTACACTGGACCAACAACTACATCTAATTCATCGGAGGAGGGTCGATTAAAGGTAGATGTTAATCAAAAGAAAAAGATTATTAAAAAAATTTTAAAAAAACAACATGAAAAAAGATAAAAAAGGTATAATAAAAAAAGTATTAAAGTCTATTGATGGTAGTTCTGCTCATGAGGGAGTAGAATCCAAGACAAAAGAAATAAGTGAAGGTAAAAATGATAATGAAAAAGATATGTCTTTTAAAAAATATACAAATTTAAAGAAATAAAATGAAAAAAGGGTTTACCACAAAAGAATCAAGAGATATTGCCTCAAAACTTAAGGTTAAGTTTAACGAACATGGACAAAAACAATTTCAAATTGGTTTAGGTGTGGAGTTAGAACATGGTAAGGATGCAACAAGAGAGGGGGTTAATGCTAATTTAACAAACGATGATCCACTAAAAACTGGTAAAATAGCACTAGCTCACATTAATGAACATCCTAATTATTATACAGGTCTTAGTAAGATGGAAGAAAATGAAACCAAGGAAGAAAAAAAGAAAAGTCTAAAGTCGATTATTACTAAAAAAATTAATTAAATTATATGTTTAATGAAGACAAAGGAAAAGTTAATACGCATGATCAATCAGACCTATTAGGAATGAAGCCTTTTGGCAATATCGGTTCAGATAGAACAACAAAGGAAACAAGGGTTATAAACAAACTTAAGAAAAAGAAAGCAGCACAATTAAGAGCAAAGGGATCAACCTTCAAAGAAGGATTAGAAGCAAATGCAGGAAAAGTTTCTGCAGCAATTGGTAATTTCGCTAATAAGTAATTATTATAAATATGAATATAAATATGGAAAAAACGCAAGATAGTCCAATTAATGAAGCAATATCCGAGGTACTTCTAAAACTTAAGAAGGAACCACAAAAGGAGGGAGTTGATTTAGTTGATATCGCAAAAAAACTTTCCGAAAAAAAATTTGGAAAGAGAAAATAATATATGCCTACAGGACAATATAAAAGAAAATTAGTTTCAGATATTACACGAGAAAAACATAGAAAATTTATGTTAACTGATAAAAATCCTTCTAAAAAATTAGAAAATAGACAAAAACGCAAAGAAGCAATGATTGGAGATAAAAATCCTTCAAAGAGGCCTGAAGTTAAAAAGAAAAATAGTGAATGGCAAATTGCTAATCCAAATCGTAAATTTAAAGAAACAGGAATTGAGGTAAAAGTAGAAAATGAACTTAAGGAAAGAAATATTAAATATACAAAACAAGTTCAATTATGTAAAGTAGCGGTGGTAGATTTTTTATTAACAGATTACGGTATTGCAATTCAAGTAGATGGTTGTTATTATCATAATTGCCCCATTCATCATCCAGATAAATATATTGGTCGAAGAGATAGAGATTTTAAACAAGATCAAGTACTTATCTCTAATGGTTATATGGTTTATCGTTTTTGGGAACATGATATAAATGAATCAGTTGAAGAATGCATTAACGGAATTAAGTTATAAAAATGATATACAAATAAGTCGGTTTTATTATTAATTATGAATAAAAAAATTTATGGAAGAAAATAAATTCAATGGATCCGCAAATGCGGGTAGTCCAGAAGTTACAAGTGTTCCTAATCCTAATAGCTTTGGAGGTGCTGTAGGGGAGACACAAAATCAAGCACCTCAAATAGATCCAGTACAACATAAGGAACTGGAGAGTCTTGTAGGAAGGCAAGGGGCAGAATTAGGAGAATATAGAAAGTTTATTTCTGATATCTCTCCATTGTTAGACAAGTTAGATAAAAGTCCTGAACTTATACAAGCCATCGTGGACGGAAAAATTACGCCAGACCTAGCAAAAGCAGCTATGGAAGGTAAGGTTTCGATCACAGATGCTGAAATAGTTAATACAGCAGCCGCAGAAGTTAAAAAAGATTTAACTAAGGCAGAGTACAAAGGTGCTTCTCCTGAAGAAATCTCAAAACTTATTGAGGACAAAGCTAGAGAACTTAAGGGTGATTTACAGAAAGAATTAAAAGAAAGAGATGACCTTAGTGCATTTGAATCTAGTGTAAATGATTTTATAAATCGAACACCAGATTTCTCAAAATACTCTAAAGAAATCGATGCATGGCTTGATGAACATGATGTTACAGACATTTCTATTGCATACTACGCAGTCAAAGGAGAACTTTCAGAAAAAGAAGCTCGTGCCCAAGCAGAAATAGATAAAGCAGAATTAGAAAAATCAGGAGCATTAAACATGGGTGGTGGTTCAGGAAATTCAACACACCGAATATCAGCAGATAGTAACATGATTGATTCTTTGATTTCCAATAAAGCAAATCCTAATTCATTTTAGGGTTTAGCTAAATATGAAAATAAACTATAGACAAAATTGTTTTTAACACATTAGATTATTAGTTTATTAGTTTATTAGAAAAAAATTATATGTCAACATTTCCTTATTACACGGAGCCTACCCACGATGTAGGTGCTGCAATCACTTTGACAGCAGCAAACGCAGGACGAACAACTGTCGTTTCAGCAGCAGAACAACGTTTAATCGTTGATGCAGTTGATAAAATCTTTCTTTTGGAACCTAATAAGCACCCACTCGTAACTCTTCTTACAAATGTAGGAAAGGTATGGGATGGTAAGGCTTGGAAGGGTTCTGGAATGATGAAGAGAGCTACTGGTAACCCAGAGTTCAAATGGTTCGAAGATTATTATGGTGGAAGATACTGTCGTATTGCATCAGTCACTTCAGGTGATACTGGTACAATCGTACTTGTCTTAACAGGAGCAGGAAGCGCGTCTGCAACTATCTTCACAATTGGAGATATCGTAAAAAACGCAAGAACAGGTGAAAACATGTTAATCGATGCAGCAGGTAGTGGAACAGGTATCACTATCAATACAGCTTCAAGAGCCTTTGGGTCTACAGCTGCAGCAGCTCCGTTAGCAGGTGATGGACTTTTCATTATTGGTAATGCCAATGAAGAAAACGGAGGTGCTCGTGCTGTTAACACAACACGTGTCACTCCTCAAACCAACTACACTCAGATTTTCAAGACTACTATTGCCTTGTCTAACACTGAAAAGGAAGCTAATCTCTACGGAGGTAAAGACTTACCTTATCAAAGAGCAAAGAAAGGTACAGAACATGCTCTTGATATTGAAAAAGCGTTTTGGTTTGGTCAAAAAACAGCAGCTTTCACAGGTGCACAAGGTCATATTAAGAGAGGTACAGGAGGAATTCTTGAATTCATAAACGCAGGAAACGCCTACGTTCAGAATCAAGGAGGTGCTCTTACCGCTCCAGATCTTAATACCTTCCTACGTGAATCTTTCACATATGGAAACAATGAAAAAGTTATGTTTGCTGGTGGTATAGTTCTTCAGGCTATTAATGAAATTGCACGAGGTCAGATTCTTATGGCCCCAGAAGCAACTTCATATGGTATGAAAATAAGTAGATACGTAACTGCGTTCGGTACAATAAATATCGTTCACAACCCTCTATTTGTTCAAGACTATGCTAGTTATGCATTCATGCTAGATATGGAATCATTTGTATATCGTTTCTTGAATAACCGAGATACAAGTTTACAAACAAATATTCAAGCTCCAGATGCAGATGGACAGGTAGATCAATACATCTCAGAAGTAGGTCTACAAAGAGAACACGCTGCAAAGCATTCATTACTTCTAGGAGTAACTGCTTAGTACTATTAGGTTAAGTTAAATTTCTAATGCCCTGTAAATTCTTTTATGGGGCAAATAGAAAAAAGTCCTTCGTGTTTATGGGACTATAAATCATAGACATGGGTGGTTTCGAACCATTCCCCGATTAAAGCACGGGTTAATGCTTGATTAAAATTAAATTATGGCTTCATTAGAATCATTACAAACAAGAAAATTATTAGAGAAAGGAATAGCTACATTTGCAGGTACAGATAATGCGGTTGCTCTTAGACTTCGATACATTGGTACTGGTACAGTTACATCAGTTGCAACTATTACAGCTACAAGTGTTGAAACAATCACATCAGATGGTGGAACAGATACATATTTGTTCTCAGCTTATGCAACCATGGGTGCACTAGCAGATGCTATAAACGCAGCTGGTATATTTGAGTGTAAGGTTTTGGACGTACTACGTTCAGCAGCTTCAGATGATGCACTATTAGCAGAAACAATTACAGTAGCAACATATGACGAATTAAACAACGCTGTTTATGACGTTAAGGTTGATACAAGTGGAATGTTTTATGTAGGTGCTTGTCTTTCAGGTGAAAGAGCTTTCAATTCTCCAACAATGGTTGGTCACAGAATCAATCTTCAAGAGATTGCATATGTTGCTAACATGGGAACAGCAGCAGCAAATCAATTAAAAGTTTACGCTCGTAAGGGAGCAGTAGAAAGATTGATTTACTCTGGGTTATCAGTAGACACAACAGCTACAACAGTTAATTTCGCATCAGGAAATGGTAAAATTACCTCAAACGATGGTGAAGAATTAATTGTAGTTATTAAAGATGCTGCTTCTATGGCAGATGGTGCTTATATGAAACTTACAGGTACAATTGAGTAGTAGAAAAAAGTCTCTGACTTTATACGAAGGATGAAGAAATTCGTCCTTCGGATTAAGGTCAGAGCAGAGACTTATTATTAATTATGAATAAAAAAATTTATGTCAACACAATTTGTTAGTAAAAATTCCAATTATATGGTTGTTCTTAAGAATGGAATTGAAGGTAATCGAATCTTGGGCACACAACCTGTCGCAGGAATTTATATAAAATTTGAAGGAGGAATAGTAACTGTTAAAGAAGATAAAGTAGCACAAATGCTTCGTGAACATCCACAGTTTGGTAATGATTTTATTGAAGTTGAAGCAATAGGAATGGATCCTTATGCTGATTCTAGAACAGAAATTGAACCAGAGCATGTTATGTCTGAAATTAAATATGGACACGCAGAAGCAATAAAAGGAACAGCTAAACCAGTTAAAATTACTCCAGCAATGAAAAAGTTTATTGAAAGTGAGGCTATCAAAATGCTTCCTTCAATTTTAAAAGCAAACCCAACTATACTTAAAGATATCATAACCAACTTAGCTGCTGATATGAAAGATAAGGAACCTAAAGAAATGAAAGAAGTTAAAGAAGTTAAACCTGAACCAAAGAAAGAGGATAAAAAGATTGAAGAAAAAATCAAGTAATATCCTAGGACTATGGTAAAATAAGTATATTAGTTTAATTAATTTATTTTTATCATGTCCAATCAATATTACAATTTTTATTACGATCCGATCCGTCAAGGATATGATTTAAACACATGGAGTACTATTACAGGTACTCCTGTTGTTGTTTCCAATCAATTAAAACTAGATAATGCTAGTGTTATTCATTTTGCAGATATGTTACGCGCTGATGCAACTTTTAGTGTCAAGGTTTCAACTCCAGTTGCTGGTGATGCTTCTAAGTTTGGGTTTTATGATTTAAATCAATTATGTGGATTAGGATTTGAAATAGCAGACGATGTTTTTATAGCTAAATCATTTACTCCAGAAAAAACTACTTCCACTACACTTGTTTGGGATACAGCATGGAACAACATTAATACTCAATTTGGAATAATATGGGAAGCTGGTAGGGTTATTTTTAAGATAAATGGGGCAACTGTTGCTACAATTAGTGATACTTCTGTTCCAAATAGTGCATTAAATCTTTACTTGATTAGTACAAGTGCTAATGCTTTGAATTTAAAATATATCAATGTAAAAGGTGTTCAGAATTTAATCTGGTCTTAGTACTATGATAAAATAAATGTATGGCTAATCAATATTACAACTTAAATTATAGTCCAATAGCACAAGGGTTTGACTCTGGAACATGGAGAAAACTTTATGGGGATGTTTCGGTAGTTGCTAACAAACTACAGTTAACAAAAGCAGCAATAATTCACTATGGAGATATTCTTCGTGGTGATGCAATTTTTAATATAAACATAGCAGCTCCATTCGCTAGTGGAGATTCAAAATTTGGATTTATACAGTACAGTAAAAATACATATGCATATTTTAAAATAAATGGACCAGTTTTAACAGCAGAAACATCAGATGGTGTAACTGCTTATTCGGAAGTTATACAATGGCAAGCAAGTTGGACTGATACTGATACAGACTTTAGAATAAAATGGGAGTCAGGATCAGTAAAATTTTATATTGGTGGACAATTAATGGTTACAATCTGTGAATCAAATTTACTTAACATACCAGTAAGTGTTGTTCCAAATGACCCAATGAGTCTTTACATTTCAAGTGATTCTACTGATTTATTTCTTTTGAATTTTATAACAGTTAAGTCAATTCAATCATACCTAATGAGTGAAGGAAATGATAATTCGGTATTTGAACCATTTGTTACAGAATCAGACAGAATAGCAATATCTGAATCAAACACAATGCTTATGAAGATCTTAATTGCAAATGAGGGAGTGAATGTTCAAAATATAGCAATTAACGATGTAAACACAATGTTAATGAAAATATTAATAGCTAATCAAGGTATAAACACTGAAACTCCTAAAATTAGAGAGTCTGTTACCGTAAGTACCCCAGCATAATTTAAATAATATGAATGAAAATACACAAATAAGTAATCGAGATCATGATTTATTAATAGAATTAAGGACAGAAATGCAGAATGTTAGAAAGGACATAAAAGAACTTAACGATGGAACTGCTGGTAAAATTAAATCATTGGAAACCGATAAAGCCGAAAGAAAAGACTTGGATATACTATCAACAAAGATTAATACTGACATAGAAGGAAGGCTAAGGATACTAGAAGCTGCTAAGAGTTTTTATTTGACATCTATGCTAATATACACAGCTGTAGGTGTCACAATGATAGGATTAATTACATATCACATATTCGTTAGTTAGTTTAGTCTAAAAATATGAAAAACAATACATTTTTGTGTATTTGTTTTTTTTATTTTTATGGTGTATAATATATTAGTTAAAAACAATATATAATATGAATATGTAATATATCAAATTTTTGAATACATCGGTCGAACTATGTAATTGAAAATGTTAATCTAGATTAGTATTTTAACCTTTTATAAATATGATGAAAAAAACAAAAGGCCATTCAGATGGCATGAAGGTACAAGGTTTTTTCCGAGTTCAATTAACCGAAGAGGGCAAAGGTGTCATTGGTGATTCTGGATGGAGTAAGAACCAAGTAACCGATCTTGGTATACGTCAGTATGTCGTAGACTGGTTGACTTCAGGTGCAGGAAAGAGTGTTACTCACATGGCACTAGGTACAGGAGCAGCACCAGCTTCAAATGCAACAGCATTGACAGGAGAGTTGACACACTCAACTTCTGGTCGTGCAGCCGTTTCAAGTTCAATCGTTGCTTCAGGTACAGCTCAATTTACAGGAGCATTTGCGTCTGCTGCTAGTTTCGTAACTACAACAGCCAACATCTCATGTATTGGACTATTCAACACATCAACAACAGGAGCAGGTACTCTCTTTGCAGGGAATACATTCGCCTCAAGTTCATGTGCTACCAACCAAAGTGTGAACGCAACCTATCAAATAAGGTTCGCAAGCGCTTAAATTTTGAGGTAACTCAAATTTACAATTTACCACCTTCGGGTGGTTTTTTGTTGCATTTTAATTTCAATATGCTATAATTAAAAGACTTATTATTAAATTAATTATATAAATATGAAGAAAATATCTAAAGAAGTTCGTAATACAATAGCAAAAAGAAAGGTATCCTATGTGGATATCGGTTGTGGTGGAAACAAACAAGGAAAAGACTGGTTTGGAATAGACTACCGCAAAATGGATGGTGTGGACCTAGTTCAGGATCTAGAAAAATTTCCATGGGGAGTACCATCAGAATCTTTTAATACAGCAGTAGCAAACCATGTGATAGAGCATATAAACCCGTCTCATGGTATTTTTATTTCCTGGATGAATGAAGCTTGGAGAATACTTAAAGAAGATGGTGAATTCATAATAGGAGCACCATATGCAACGTCAGTTGGAATGTTTAGAGACCCAACTCATGTTAATTTTATAAACGAAGAAACCTGGTCTTATTTTTCACCAATAGACCAATTATACCAAGGACAATTATACCATATCTATTCACCTCTTCCTTGGCGTATTAAAATAAATACTTGGCATAGCACGGGAAATATTGAGTGTGTTTTAGTAAAGATGAATATAGAAAAAGAACATAATGTGGATCCAGAGTATTTACGTATTCTCAAACTACATACAAAAATGACTAAGTAACTATATAAAAAAAGGAATAAAAATGATAATAAAACAAAGTAATTCAATGAAAGAAAAAGGAAATCCATTTTATGGTAAAAAACACACTGAAGAAACTCGAAAAATAATGAAAGAAAAACGTAAAAATCAAGTAATTTCAATAGAAACGCGAATTAAAAAAAGAAATTCAATGATTGGTAAAAACAAAGGAGAAAAATCTTGGAATTGGAAAGGAGGTATTACCCCTAAAAACAAACTAATAAGACGTTCATTAGAATTTAAGTTATGGCGTGAATCAGTATTTAAGAGAGATAATTTTACATGTCAAAAATGTAAACAAAATGGAGGTATATTACATCCACATCATATATTAAATTTTGCACAGCATGAAGATTTACGTTTTGCGATAGATAATGGAATTACTTTATGTGAATCTTGTCATCATTTATTTCACAATAATTTTGGACAATTAAACAACACAAAAGAACAATTAGAAGAATTTATTAACAATTAATATGAATAATAATATGAAAAAAGAAATAAAAAATGCACTAGGTCACAAACTAACAAAAAATGTTCCTGTAAAAAAACAAAGAACAGATTACTCAACACAGGGACAAATATATCATGAGTTACACAAAAATCCAGGAACATGGACAAATCGTATTTTAATAGCTGTTCCAACTACAGGAATAGTTCGTATTGAGTGGGTTATGGCCAAGTATGGTCAAATTATCCCAACTAACTGGTCTCAAGTCGAGATGGTACAGTGGTTAAATACTTATGCTCCTTTAGAATATCAGCTTCCAGACGCGGAAAACCTTATCGCTAAACAAGTTGTTGAAGGAGACTTTGAATGGTTTTTGTCAATCGAACAAGATAATCTTATTCCACCAGATACGTTTATTCGTTTAAATGAATATATGATTGAAAATAAAGTTCCTATTGTTTCTGGTCTTTATTATACAAAATCTCATCCACCTGAACCTATTTTATATAGAGGACGTGGAAATGGATCATTTAGAGATTTTAAATTAGGAGATAAGGTGTGGTGTGATGGAGTTCCATTTGGGTTAACACTTATACATGGATCAATCATAAAAGCTATTTGGAATGAGTCTGAAGAATATATGGTTGGAAATGAAGTTACAAGAAAGGTGTTCTCATTACCAAATTTTAATGTAGGAAACTTTGGATTTGATAACACGAATCCTACTGAAAAACCAAGATTTGCTTATACTCGTGGTACTACTGATCTTAATTTCTGTAAGAGAATACAAAGAGACGACATATTTACTAAGGCTGGATGGCCACAATATGCAAAGAAGAAATATCCATTCTTAGTAGATACAAATATATTTGTTATGCATATAGATGAAAGAGGAAGACAATATCCATTAGGTGGGGTTCCAAGACAAAATATGCCAATAAAAGGTCGAGCACCGAAGGAAATCAATTAATAATTAATTATATAAATTTATGAAGTTAAATACAAGCGCAAAAATAAAAGAGTTGGATGGATCATTATCAAAAGAGTTAACAATAGGTAAAGCATTAGCAAACATTATTTTATTCATTAAGTCTGATCCACTTAGATCATATTTAATGGCTACACAATTATATTCATCAGATGAATTTGAACTTTCTGATGCAGATTATACATGGGTAAAAACTGCTGTTGCTGAACATGGTAGTGAGGTATATGTAAATGCACTAGTTTCTGGACAGATACTACTTGCACTTTCTGAACTAAAAGATAAAAGTAAAAAATAGGACTATGGTAAAATATATATATTAATCGACAAGAATTAATAGATATATGACTAAAATTTTACCTCAAAGTATAGACAAACTAAACAACCCTTCGCATTCGATGATGCATAGGGTTGTTTCTGTTGACACGTTTTCTCCTGAATCTTCAATTAATATTGATAGTTCTGGTAATGTCACGGTTGCTATGTCTGTAATAGAAACAACTCCTACTTTATTGAAACTAAATCAGACTATACCTCAAACAATAACTGGTGGTATTCCATTATTGACAAATTTAACTCCTACTACTGATTATGAGATAGCTACTAAAAAATATGTTGATGATCAATTATCAGGAGAGAATTTCTGGGATAGAACAGGCACAACCCTCTCTACCCACACAGCAGACGATTCAGTAACACTTACAAAGAATGATATAAAAGCAACAGTAGTAAATAGTTTATCACTTGCAAATAACACAGTTTCAGATGCAGTAAATACAATTCAAAACTCTCCAACATTAAAATTCCTAGCTAATCGCTGGGTAACTGATGGAACTCCTGCAAGTCAAACTTCTGAATGGAAATTATATGCTCTGGGTATTTCTGGTGTAGCAGCAGGAAGTTCATCACAATTTGAATTTAAACATTCTAAAGGTGGTGCAGCTGAAACAACACCATTTTATTTAACAGTAAGTGGTAATGGGGGTTTTGCAGGAGGTGTATCAGCAACAAATGGAACATTTAGTGGATTAATAACAAATAACCAGTCATTAACAACTACTTCAACTGATGGCTTAGTATTAAATGAAACTACAGCTTCTGACGCAACACCTAACACAACAAGATATTCACCTCGTATAAGATTTACATCTCACGTTTGGGACACTACTGCTGTAGCTGATAAATCTATGCACTGGAAGATAGAAAATGTGCCAATAACAGGTGCAACACCTGCTTCAACTCTTAACTTTGCTTCTGCTACAGATGCAGGTGCTTATGTAAATACGATACAATTTACTACAGATGGAAATATCTTTGCTTATTCTGGTATGTATGCCCCAGGTGGATTTTTCTGTAATAGAACAGGAATGGAAACGACATCAGTAGTAATGAATACATTGACAGCCACCGATGCTGCAACAGTAGGTGTTCCAGTTCGTTATTCTCCAGCTATGAGATTTAGAGGTACTGCTTGGAATACTACAGCAACAGCTGCTTCAAATACAATTAGTTTCAAACAAGAAGTTAGACCTACATCAGGTGCAACAACAGGAGGTTCTTTGTGGTGGGGATATGATAATAACGGAGGGGGATACACAGACATTATGAATTTATCTTCTGCAGGAGTTCTTCAAGTTACTTCCTTTCTTTCATATAGACAAGTTGGAACTACATCTCTTGTAGGATTAGAATTATATGAAAGTACAGCTGCTTCAGCTGGTGCTACGGTTAGACATTCTCCAGCTATAGTTTTTACAGGTAGAGCTTGGAATACAACAGATTCAGCAAGTAACACTATTAATTGGAAAAACGAAGTAAGACCAGTAAGTGGTACTACGACATCAGGAAGTCTTTATTGGTCATTTGATAATAATGGAGGAGGTTATGGAGATGTAATGTCTATCGGTTATAACGCAACACTTACTTGCTATGGACAAATAGCTATCACAGGAGCTTTAGCTGGTAATGGTGGATTAACAGCGGTTGGCTCTCTTAGTATGTCTAGAGCAGGAATAACAACTACATCTTATATAGGACTTAATTTAGTAAATAGTTCAGCTTCATTAATAGGAACTCCATTAAGATATAGTCCAGCAATTGTGCAATCAGCAAGAGCTTGGGATATAAATGATGCAGTAGATACTACAATAAATTTTAAATCAGAAGTTATCCCAGTATCAGCTTCAGTAACATCAGGAAGGTTATCGTATAGTTTTGACAATAGTGGTGGTGGATATACAGAAAGAATGGCTCTCTATAGTGATGGAAGACTTATAGTTGGAGCAGGTTCTACTTATGCTGGTGCATCTCTTATTGAAGCTACTAGTGATTCAGCTTCAACTTATTCAGCTGGTATGGCAGCATCTACTACAATAAGAAATGGAGTAACAAATAGAAGCACAACAAACAACAATGTAGCAGAATACTGTATGGGAACATTAACTGCTGATGGAACTTATGGTTCAGGTATTAGAATGTTTGGTATATTTACAAGCCACGCAGATGCAGCAATTTCAGCAGAGTTTCAATTAGTTACAAGAAATGCAGGAACATTTGTGGAAGCATTGAGAGCAAGTAAAGAGGGGAAAATTGGTATTGGGACAACATCCCCACTTACTAAACTACATATTGCTGGAGCTACACAAGCATCTGGTGGAGCATTTGATAGTTACGGAAATTTATTTATTTCATCAACAGAATATACTGGTTCAGACATCAATAAAGGTGGTTCACTTGATTTAGGCGGATGTGTATCATCAACCACTCCTTATACGTTTGCAAGACTTCACGGTAAAAAAGAAAATAATACAAATGGTAATCTTGCAGGTTATATGGCATTTGAAGTTTCAAATAATAGTATAATCGCAGAAGTAATGAGATTGACAAGTGGTGGACATTTAGGAGTAAATACAGCAAATCCTTATGGGTGGTTAGACATAGCTTCAGGTAAAGATTTTGCAATTTACGCAGGTGCAGATGTCAATGCAACTACAAGAACTGCTAATACAGAAAAGTTCGTTAGAATTGTAGCACCTTCTTATGCGACTTCTTCTACCGTTGCAGGAACTCCTGTTGCTTTAATAACAGCATACTTACAAGCCTCAGCCAATATATTTAGTTTTGGTGGTGGGAGTGGCTCTGCTTATGCGGCTACTGTACTTGATTTTTATACGGCAGCTAACGCTACGACATCTACTGGTTCAAAAAGAATGAGTATTGATAGTGCTGGTAATGTAGGTATTGGAATATCTGCACCCACAGAAAAACTTGACGTAGTTGGAAACGTAGCTATGACTGGAACTATAAAACAAAACTCTGTTACTAAAACTATTTCAGGTAGTAAAGTATTAACAGATGGTTCTGCTACTGGAATGTTTGAAGTAGCAGTAGGAACAGGAGAATTAGTAGGTGGAGATGTTAGTTATACAATTTATGTTGTAGACGGAACAGATTTTCAATCACATCAAGGAGGATTTGGATTCGTAGCAGTAAATAAAGCAGGAACAGTAACATCAGATTGCAAAGAAACTTATTTGCCAGCGACAGCTATTTACATTGCAACATCAGGGACTCTAACTGATGCAGTAACTTGCACAGACGGAGCAGGAAAGGTAACTTTAAATATGAATGCTAATACATCACTTGCAGGAGCTACGATTACAATTAAGTATACAGTTACACTTCATTCAATGAATGTGATAACATTATTATAAGTTAATTAACAAAAATTTTATGGAAGAAAATATAAAGACAGAAGAAGAAAAACCTATCATTAAAGAAATAGAAATGATAGAAGTTACAAGACCAGCAGTAGTTGAGAGTATTCCTAAACAGGATATTCTTGATTTAATAAGTGAAGATGAACAAGCAATATCAGAATATACAGAAAACATTAGAGTGAGGACAGAACGAATCGCTCAATATCAATCATTATTAACATAAAACTATAAATAAGTTTTAAAAACACTAAAAACGCCTAAACAGGGCGTTTTATTGTTGCAGGACTATAGTATAATAAGAATATGAATAAATTAGAAAATGGTAATCATAAAATACTATTTAGTAAAGGAAAGTTATACTTAAATGGTATTCAAATAGCAGGAGAAGGAATAACTCCTGATAAGGAGGTAACCTTCGATTTTCAGGTGAATAAACATGAAGAAAAAAAGAGAGAAATCACCAATCAAGACTCCTCAATACTAGAGGTAAATGTTCATGATTCAGTGTCTGGAAAAGACCTTGGTCCTGGGCAACGAATGTAAATTAAATGGATAAAAACATCACAAAATATTTATTCCACACTATTGGATATTTTTAGGTGAATTATCAAATAATTTTTAAATTAGAAAGAATTAAATTATGGCAAATAGATTTTGGGTCGGAGGAACGGGAGATTGGGATGCAAGTACAAAAACACATTGGGCTGCCACTTCTGGTGGAGCAGGTGGAGAAACCGTACCAACGTCTTCTGATGATGTTTATTTTGATTTACATTCAAATGAACCAGGTGACACAGATTATACTTGTACTATCACAGCAAGAACTTATTCCAAAAACGTAGATATCTCCTTTACTGGAACATCAAAAGTAACGATTGCTGGTAACTCTGCTTTATTTGGTTGTTATGGAAATTTAAATATTTCTGGTGGAACTGCACAAGTTATAATGTCTTTTTCTTATGATATTGTTTTTTTTGATAATGCAATATTAACAACTAATGGAGTTATTATTAATGCAGATATATATCTTTCTTCAAATTCGAAAACTCTTACATTAGGAGGTGATTTAACAATATCAAGTACTAAAACTTTAATTCTTGATATGGTTTCAAATAGTACCATTACGGTTAGTGAAAATAATTATATTATATCTGCAGGAAATTTTGCGTTTAATGCAACTTCAGGTTCAAATATTATTCTTGGTTCTGGGACTCATTTACTCACAGGAACAGGATTCGTTATTCAATGTTCAGCTGGGACAACAATTGATGGAACAGGAACTATTAAAATAACGAATACATCAAATACTGCTATTGCCTTTTATGGTGGTGGAAAAGTCTATAATAATGTTTGGTTTTCTCGTGGTAACTCAACAGCAACAAACACTATTTATTACTCAAATACTTTTGCTGAATTAAAAGATGATGGTACAGCAGCACACACAATTAAATTTGAAGACGGAAAAGACCAAACAATAACTTCCCTTAATGTAAACGGAAGCGCAGGAAAACTTATCATCCTAACTGGAACTTCCACAGCAGGTTGGAAAATATCGGATACAACTGGAATAAATGAAGTTACATATTGTGATATTCATTACTCAACAGCAGAAGGAGGTGCCACATGGAATGCTTATACTTCTAATGGAAATGTAGATGGAGGAAATAATAGTGGTTGGCTTTTTGAATTCCCATCAATACTTTCTGTTTCTATTTTTGATAATATTAACATAACTGAAAATATACTCAATCAAAGATATATACTAGATATTAACATATTTGACTCTATTAACATTACAGAAAACCTTACTCGTCAAATAAGTACTTCTAATATTTCTACATTTGACTCTATTAATGTAACAGAAAACCTTACTCGTCAA